GAAATTTCCCCGACTTGCACCCCGGAGCTCACGCTCCGTGGTCGTCGACCACGCTGAGTGGTCACCACGAGCCGTGAGCACGTCACCACACCTCGTGACCCTCACGGTGCGTGGTGACGTGCCCACGGACCGTGACCCTCACCGCCCGTGGGCGGCGGTCACCGTCGGTGGGGACCGTCGGCGCCCGGGGGACCATCCCCCGGGGCCGTCCTGTCTAGCCCTTCACCTTGTCGACCAGGGTGTGCGACCTTCACGGAGAGTGGTCGCAGCTCACTCTCCGTGGTCGTGGGCCGTGACCAGGGGCGACCGCGCGCCGTGGTCGGATTCCGCCGATTCCGCCACGCCGCGTGAAGGTCGCACACTTTCGCGGGTGAATCTTCCGCGGCGTCCCCCGTGCCCCGTGAGCAGGCGCGATGCTGGCGCCATGACAGCAACCACAACCACCACCACCACCGCGGGTCGCGTCGCGCCCGCGGTTCCCCTTCCCGACGACATCACGGCGTGCCTGCTGGGCACGGCGTGTCCGCTGCCCCTGTCGCCGCTGGGCCGCGGCTGGGCCGTGCTCGCTGAGGTGATCGACAGCGAGGCGACCGCAGAGGCGATGCGGTCGGCCCTGACATACCCCGGGGCACGGAACGCGCTCGTGACGGCCGTCAGTCTCTGCCAGCACGGCGAGACCTTCGCGGACGCGGCGAGCGATGAGGGGGACGGCACCGTTCTCGCATCCTTCCTCTCGCTGGCGGTCGCGACGGCACGCCTCGTGCGGGCGGAAGATGACGCGGTCGACGCGGCCGGACGGCCGGAGCGCGGCGACGATCCCTGGCGCACCTACGTGGAACGGTGCGGTCGGCTCGCCCTGGTCCGCTCGCTCCGGGCGGCGAGGCGCGACGACGCGGGCCCCGACAGCAGGGACGCGATGTACCGCACCGCCCGCGCCGATGACCCGTCCGTGACGGCACCGCGGGCACCTCGCAAGAGCCGGTCCCCCGGGGCCGCGGTCCCGAACGTCCCGCGCTCCCGCAGCGAGCGCATCGCGGCAGAGGTGCAGCGGGCGGCCAACGTGTGGGCCGACACGGTCGGTGCCGGTCCCGATGCCGCCCGCGGCGTGCCCCCGATCCTGGGTTCCGCCTCGCAAGCGTTCGCACAGTCGATCGCGGGCGACCCCTGCTGCCCCCTGGCCTACGGCCCCGCCGACGCCGATGGGCACCGCCACGCGTGCACCGCGAGGTGCTGGCCGCTGGGCGGTTTCGACACCTACAGCCCGCGCCAGATCAGTGGCACGGTCCGGGGCCGTCAGGTCCGTGCGGGCGAGCGGATCGGTCTGACCATCCCGGTGCCGATCGACGACGCGGACAACACCTACCCCCTGGCGGGGCCGACCGTGAGCAGGGACCGGGACGAGGTGCTCGTGTGGCACGCGTTCCACGCGTTCCCCCTGGGCTGTGCGGTGCAGCGTTCGCATGGCGATACCGACACGGACGCCCGGCTCCCGGACAAGGTGAAGACGCGGCTGCGCTGGACACCTCGTCGGGCGCGCCAGCACCTCACGAGCGGTGACAAGCGCTTCACGCCCACCACGTTCGTCCGGGACCGGGGCACCGCCACGCGGACCCCCGCACGGACCGCCGAGCACGTCGCCGCTGGCGGCACGTTCGACCAGGACGTCAGGACGTCCTACGGGTCCAGCACGTTCGTCGGATGGCGCCGAGTGCGCGAGGCGACGGCGCCGAGCGAGGTGCCCGCACGCAAGGTCGCCCGGACCAGGGCCGTCCGTGCCATGACCACCCAACAGCGCGCCGTCATCACCCTGGTCTGCGACGCGGCCCTGCTGGTCATGTTCGACGGTCGCCCCCGCACCGCCCACCGGGACGAGACCGGCGCGGGCTACGTGGTGACCCGCACGGGCGACGGCATCCTTTCGTTGGTCACGCCCGACGGCATCACCTCGCCCCTGCGGACCGACCCGCGGGGCATGGCGGCCGACGTTCGGACCGCGATCACAGCCTGACGCAAGCGCACCGATCCCCCTCGCCCGCAGACCATGGGCGAGGGGGATCTTGCGCGTATGGGCGGCAAGCGCGCTCCAGCGTCCCCCTCCCCCGGTTTGCGTTCGCAAACGCATCGCCCGCTATGGGGGTAGCGCTCCAGAGGTTGCGTCGCTCTACGGGGCACGTAGGCACCTATGCGGGCACGCTAGGTGCGGGGTCCGGAGGGGGAGGGGGTCCCCCGGGGGCCGACTGAGACCGGTTCCAGCGCGGCTCGCCCCGGCACGGCGCGTGCTCTAGCTACGCCCTCTTCAAATTCACGTTTACGGGAGGCACGGGTCTTGAACAGGACCAAGTAGTTGAAGACTCTCCCCGGGTGTTGTCGTCGCTGGCCGCCGTCCGCTCGACAGCCTGACGGTATCAGATGCCTCCAAACGTCTGGCAAGTGCCCAGCTCAGCCGGGGTCCTTCCCGCATCGTGGGAAGTTGCATCTGCAACGAGCTGGGGGTGTTTCATGACGGGCAGACCACACTCCCGGTCACCGGGCTCTCCCCGGGCACCATGCCCCCAGCTCGATCTTCAGCCTAAGCGAACCAGCTTCGCTCGGGCCTCCTCCAACACGTCGACCCCGTAGAAGCGGCACACCCCGGCGACCAACGCGATCAGGACGTCCGCCACCTCCTCGGGGACGTCGCCGCCTTCCTTCCCTGGGCGCAGCATCCCCCGCTCCCCGAAGTGCGCCTTCGCGACCTCACCCAACTCTTCCTGCGCTTTGGCGATGACGTCGGTGAAGGTGCAGTCCGGCCACAGCTTCCGCTGGAACGCGGTCGCCTCCGTCTCGAAGTCAGCCCAACGGTCACTCATCCGAACAGCTCCTTCGCCCGCCGCCACGGGCACTCGGGGGCGTGCTGGTCGATCCACTCGGCGGGGGTGTAGGGCACCGGCACCGGACCCGACGTGTCGAACCACGCCAGCATGTGCTGGCACAGCACGCACTCGCCGTCGCTCACCGGTTCCCGGCCTCGCGCCAGGTCAGACACGATCGACGCCAGCGCCATGATCTCGTCGTCGGTCATCGGGGCTCCGTCGTGATCGTCCACGACCCGAAGTCGTCGTCGGACTCGACCCACGCCAGCTCACCCGCTGTCACCGAAGACTCGACGAGGACATCGCCGCCGAGCGACAGCACCTTCACGAGCGTGTCCATCGGGAACTCCCCGAGCCCGAGCGAAGCTCCCAGCCCCATCGCGTTGACGAACTCCTCGGTCCACAGGATCGACACGTCCGCGGGTTCCATCCGCTTCCACACCTGGATCCGCACGATCTGCGACGGCGGGACGAACCGCTCCTTCTCGGCGCACGACAGGGCGTAGCCCTCCTGCTTCAGCGATCCCAGGATGTCCTTCACCGCCCGCTCGCGGTTGTCGAGATCCGACATCATCCACGCCTCCAGGCAGTCGTAGATCACCTCACCCGGCGTCCTCATCACTCCGCCTCCAATGCTCTACGGATCTTCGTCACGAACCGGTCGATCTCAGCGCGCGTCTCGCCCCTGGCGTCCAGCATGTAGACCGCTGCGATCACCGCTTCCTCCATCCGGCGCAGGCGCGCCAGCTCCTCGGCGTCTTCACTCATGGCTTCTCCTCTGTCTGCGAGTCATCTGATCGAGCGGCCTCACCAGGAACCGGGCCACCACGTAGACGTCGATCAGGATGATCACGCCCGTCGCGAACAGGACCCGGTCGAGCGTCATCCCGTCGCGGCCTTGATGAGCTGAGCCAGCTTCGCCGAGCCCAGAGGCGTCGGATGGACGCCATCCTTCAGATAGTCGAAGGCGTGGATCTCTGCTTCGCCTGCCCAGTTGATGATCTTCGTGCAGTCCGCCTTGCGCTTCGACACCGCGTTCACGATGGCGACGTTGAACTGGCGGGACCGCAGGCGGGTGGCGTCGTTCTGGTTGTTCCACACGTTCACCCACGCCACGCAGCCCGGCACGAGTCGCAGAAGCTCCGAGATCGACGCCTCGTCCATCGTCGGGTCCAGATCCATGTCGTTGGTGCCCAACTCGATGACCGTCCAGCCGCCCGGCGTCAGCCAGGTGAGGATCGGCGGGATCGCCTCCGCGCCCGAGGTCCCGGCGCGCCATGAGCCGTCGGGGTTCGTGAGGATGCCCTTGCGGTACATCCCGCGGCCCGGCTGGTTGTCCATGAAGATGTTCGGCATGTACTTGGTCAGCTCGCCATCGAGCTGTGCGGTGAAGGCGATCGAATCGCCCACGATCACCGGGTTGTGGCCACCTGACGGCGGCGCGCAGCCAAAGAGCGACCAGGCCGTGACGAGTGCGCCAGCGGCGATCGCCAGGTAGCACCAGAGCGGGAGGCCGGTGCGCTCGGGCTTCGATGTCGAGGGTCGCTGAGGCAGCATCAAATCACTCCGTGTGAGTACCAGATGAGGTTGGTGCGGTCGAGCTGGAAGTCCGGGCAGATCCAGTAGATGTCGGGGTTGGTGCCCGGAGGCGACCAGCCGCCGACGAGGAGGCGCATCCCGCACTGGGCCTCGCGCTCGAACCAGATGGCCGCGGTCCCCGGGTCCTGGGGAGAGTTGTTCAGGTGGTCGTTGGTGATGAAGAACGCGGCGTGGGACTTCTCGTGGTACTCGACTTGGAGCGCCACGTTCTTCGACGGGTCGATCGTGTTCTGCGTCGCCTGCGCCTTGGCGATCGCGGCGTCGTCGAGGTAGACGGTCTTCGTGTCGATCTCGTAGCCGCCGGGCGCATTGCACTGGAGGTAGGGATCACGCTGGCAGGGAACCGGCGCGTGGACGACATGGGCGCCACTGGAGTTGGCGAACCAGGCGTCGAAGCGCTCTTTCACCGTCGCTCCAGCGGGGTGCGGCGGCGCGCAGCCCCAGATCACCAGGGCGACGGCCGCCACCAGCGGGCCAAGCGCCCTCAGCAGTCGGTTGCGCTCCCGGTCAACACACGGCGGGCAGCGCCCGTCACAGCACTTGCGCTTCATGGCTGCACCTCCTGGACGGCCCGGCGGATCACGGTGCCGGGCTCAGTTGAAACAGGGGGATGATCCATTCGGGACAACTTCCTCGACTGAACACGACCGCTCCCAAGGCGTCACGCCCAGCGCGGTGCTCCTCCATGGAGCCTCCCGTCGTGTACACGTCGTCAACGATCAGCAGGTCGCCGCAGCGAGAGGCGTACGGCCGCAAAGCGTAAGCGAGACGGAGACCGCCGGTCGGGACTCCTTCCACGGACGAGAATGGACGCACGCGCTCTGCGATGAGTTGCGCGAGCACGTCGAGATCGTCGTTGTCGAGGCTGTCGCACTCGATCTTCCACCAGGACGAACGACCAGAGTGGAGGACGATCGCTCCACGTTGGAACAAGGTCATGGCTGCGCCTCCTGGACGGCCCGGCAGGCGGCGACGTAGGCGTCGGCCTGGTGCTTCCAGAACTCACATCGGCTGGTGAACTCTGAGCCGCAGGCACACCGAGTCTTCGTGTCCCAGCCCGGCGTCGGGACCTCGACGTGGGCGGGGACGTAGCCGGTGCCCTTGCAGGTCGGGCAGAGGCTTGGCATCAGCGAGCGCCGCGGGTCGACTGGATCAACGATCGACCCTCCGTCGCACGTCGGGCACTCCGGTCGTTGCAGCACGAGGATCGAGTGCTCGTCGGCGTCAGGGTCGATGCCGAGGGCTTCGAGGATGTTCGTCGCGTCGATGCTGGCGAACCCGGATCCGGGAGTGAGCAGATCGACGATGTCCTTGTGGATCGTGGTCACGGGTTCACCGCCTCGATGCGCGCCTTGCGCCACACCGCCGGAGCTGCGGCCACCGGGTCGTCGTAGTGGCCCGAGCCGAGGCCGAGGACCGGCGCGGTGTCGAGATGGAAGGTCAGGACGGGCGGCGGGTCGGAGCCGTCGCCGGTGATCTTCACCACCGGCAGTGCCCGCCCGAGGGTGCGGGCCGGGATGACGCAGTTCGTCCAGAACTCCCAGCCGTTCAGCCAGTACTTGTCGACGGGCTCGTAGTAGTCGTGCAGCGACTCCGAGGCTGGCCCCAGCTTGATGGCGCAGGAGTGCGGCTCGCGCGGCCCGTGGACGCCGCTCGGGTCGGGGGTCGAGGACCAGAAGATCTCCCGCAGGACGTAGGTCACCGGCGGTGGGACCGGGGGCGGGTTGATGACGGGCGGAGCGCAGCCGATGAGCGCTGCCGCTGTGGCGACGAGCAGGAGGCGCCTCATGTGCCCAGCACCCCTACGGCCATGTAGCCGTCTCGTGACAGTGGCAGGGCGAGCACCCACCAGAAGTCCTCGCGCTGGTCGAAGTGGCAGCGGAAGTCTGGGTCGCCGGGGATGTAGCCGTTCGTCGCCCAGCAGACCGCCTTCTTCGTGAAGGCCGGGTCGTTCTTGTAGCCCGACGCCTTGACGGTGGGCAGCGAGTGCTTCGGGCCGGAGAGGCACGCCTGCGACCAGAGGATGTACTGCGACGGGCTCACGTAGGCCGGGCGGAAGTGCGCCTCGAAGCCGGGATTGGAGACCGCCTGGTCGTAGAGGACGACCGTGCAGTTGAGCGACGCCTGGCCGTTGGTCGGCGGGCTCCACGTCCAGATCTGGTTCACGGCCTGCGTCACGGCGTCGATGAGTCGATCCAGGGGCGAGCAGGCCGTCTGCGTGAGCAGCGACAGCGCCAGGAGAGAGGCCAGCAGGGCTCGGAACTTCATGAGTGCTCCTCACAGGTCAGGGGCCCGATCCAACCTCCGAAGCCGTCGGGCTTCTGGCGGTTCGGGTTCGGGCAGTTCGTCACGGTGCAGATCCGAGCTTCGATCCGCGCCGCCTTCTCCTTGTTCCACCAGCCCCGATGGGGACCGCCGTCCATCGGTCGGGGCCGGGACTCAGTCGCCACGGGCGTGCGCCGCCGAGCACCTGGCCAGCACCTTCATCAGGGTGTCGGCCTCGACCTTGGAGAGCGACAGCTTGGCGTCGATCTTCAGGAACGTGCCCTCGTAGAGGGTCCACTCGACCGCGGTCTCCGGATGGGCGAGGAAGCCCAGCAGGATGCTGGCCAGCACCTCTTCGTCGGTGGTCTCACTCATGGTCTCCCCTTCCGCGCACTAGCGGCTCGATGAGCCAGACGATGGCTCCTACCAGGATGAACGTGACGATGACCGTAGCGCGTGGGTCTACCCGGAGCGCCACGAACGTCTTGGCCAGGAACTCGATCACCCTTCGAGTATACACCCCCGTCAACGTGTAAACTCAACTCCATGGAGCCCATCGAGATCTCTCATCTTTCCCTTCACGCCCGCTTCGTCGCCGACTACCCAGTCACCGTCGGCGACCCCGTCCACTTCTCGATCACCATCGGAGACCAGATCATCGACCTTCAGGGCTGGATCCAGGAGTGCCGCTACGACCCCGAGGTCCACGACGGCTACCAGGTGTCCGCCGTCTACCGGATCCCCCGCCCGCCGCGCCCCGCCAGTGAGCACGACGCCCTGGACGACGCGTTCTGATGGGATTCAGACAGGAGGTGGCCGTGACCATCATGGCTGACATCTGCCGCGAGTCCGGCTACCCCGACTCGACGGCCTACAACGCGGCGCTCAACGAGTGCCTCCGCATCATGATCGCCACGTCGGACGACTTCAAGGCTGGCCGCGCGGACGCCTACGAGTTGTGCTCGAAGCTCCGCATGTACAAGCTGGTCGCCGACCGTCTCTTCCGAGGAGTCCCATGACCGTCGAACATCGTGTCGTCGGGTCCATCGACGAGGAGTGCTACGCCGACTTCTGGGAGGCGCTCTGCGACGAGGACGGCTGCGACTGGCGCACCAACACCTTCACCGAGGAGCGCGCCCGCGCTCACCTCGCTGCTCACCGGGCGATGATGCACGAGGACTAGGGTTGGCCCATGCGCCGAGCCTTCTACCTCGGGCCGTTCCTGCTGCTGCTTCTCGGCTGCCTCCCCCCGTTCCGGGGACCGTCGCCCAAGCCGCTGCCCAACCCCTACGACGGCCACCACTGGCGCCTGAACTACTGCGCGCCGAACGTCCGCTGCATCGTGTGGATCGACCATCACACCGACGGCGCCTACGTTCTCGGCCCCGTCGCCCCGCAGTACGGCTGGCCGTGGTGCCAGTTCAAGGAAGGCGACGAGTACGTCTCGGAGGGCGACTTCAAGACCACCCTCCCTCCCCCGCCGTTCTGCCCCTAGACGCGACGAAGCCCTGGGCTGTCGTACCAACCCAGGGCTTCGTGCTCACCTCATCCCCCAGGGGGGACCATGAGGATGAGGGATCAGGCGGCGGTGCCGTTCTGGTAGCTGGCGTAGAACCGCATCTCGTTGCCGTCGTCGCTCTTGCGCTGGGCGGTCTTGACGCCCCGGCGCTGCATCCCGGTGCGGAGGTTCGAGGCCACCCGCTGGACCCGGCGCTGATCGCCGACCGAGACGTTCGGGAGCGTGGCGAACAGGAACCACGTTCCCGGGCTCGTCTTGCAGATCTCGGCGAGCTTCTCCAGCTCGGGGTTGGCCGGGCGGCCGGGGCCACCCTTGAACGGGATGGCCGGGGGCAGCTCATCGACTGCCGTCGGCGTGTAGACGATGTCGAAGGTTGACGCCTTCGTGCTCATGCTGGTGCTCCTGTGATTGGTTGGACTTGGGTCTTGTGGAGTGTGCGGAAGGCTCCGTCGTCGAACTGCACGCGGCACTGATTGCCGTGACGGCCGTGAGTCCTCCAAGCGACGAGGCTAGCCCAGGTGGGCTGACGGTCGGCGGTTACCCAGACGGGTCCCCTCCGTGCTGCCCACCTGATCATGAACTCCTCACTGAACTCCACGTCTTCAAGTATACACGGTGTTTACCGAGATGCAACCACTACCTACCAGGACTTTCCCCACTTCGCCTGAAGCAGGAGGCGGTCGGAACCAAGCTCGGCCATGACCTCGGGGTAGTGCTGTGACGAGGTTCCACCACCAGGGGGATGCTGCACATGCACCCCCTCCACCACCATTGCCTTGCCCCCCATGAACCGGCACGTGTAGACCAGGTCATCGTCGCCGCCCCACCAGTTGAACAAGGGGTCGAACTCCAGACGCGACTCGGGCCGCAGCATGAAGGCGAAGCCACCAATGCCGTGCTCGCGGAACGAACCGACAGCCTCCCGCAGCCCGAGGCGCTTGTGGCGCTCGTAGTCGAACCCGGCGATCCACACGTCCGTGCGGGCCTTCAGCGTCTCGGCCACGCGCGAGCACGCCGAGTACTCCAGGACGATGTCGTCGTTCAGCACCGCCACCCAGTCGTCGCCCTCCAGACGCGCTGCCCGGATACCGACGTTCCACGCCTGGAAGACGTTGAAGCCCTCGCAGCGGTGGTAGCGGACGCGGTCGTCAAGGATCGAGGCATCCAGCTCACCGCGGTTGTCGACCACGAGCACCTCGACTCCGTCCTCGATCAGCGTCTCAGTGAGCGGGATGAGCGTCTCGTTCGAGCGTCCAACCGATGCGATCACCGCGGAGATCACCATGTCGGCAGCCCCGACGTGTTCCCGCCGTGGTGGTAGATCCAGGTCTCGTCCGGGATCATCTCGAAGCGGGCCTCGCGGTCACGCAGCTCGGTGAAGTAGTGGTACTCCTCGCCGCCGCCCGCGATCGTCTTCAATCCTTCGGTGAACCTTGCACGGCGTGCCACCTCACGTCGGGCAAGAACAGTGACCGGGAAGGCGGGCATGGGACCGGATGCAGGCACTCCGCACGCGCGGTTCCCGGGGAATGGATCGGAACCTCCCTGTACCCGGAACCAAGGAACCACCACATCGGCTCCGGAGGCTTCAGCCGCGTCCAGGCACCGGCGGAGGTGATGCGGCTGGAATTCGTCGTCGTCGTCGAGGAACGCGACCCACGTCGTCTGCGCCTGTACGAGCCCTCTGTTCCGATTGGCACCGGCACCTCTCTTCTCCCAGTCGATGTTGACGATCAGCGCCTCGGGCTGATGGGTCTGAGCCCACGCCGAGGCGATCGCGCGGTCCAGCTTCTTGCCGATCCGGGGCGGGATCCCCGTGATCAGAACGGTGACGTCCCGGTCCATCAGTCGTCCCGGGTGTGCGACATCCAAGCGACGTAGTCGTTGGTCCGCAGATGCCCGGGCAGCTCGAAGGGCCGGTACCCGGCGCGCCACAGCAGATAGGGCTCCGAGATCTGATCCTGGTAGGTCCAGGAGAGCTGCTCGGCGAGCCAGGCGTTCCCGAACGCCTCGTGGTCGTAGGCGGCCGGGTGGTAGACGATCATCCCCGTCGCCCACAGTCCCCAGTGCCTCGGCAGGCCGTTCCACAAGTACGTCCTGGCCTGACTGAGGACTTCCTGGTCCCGGTACTTGTGCATCGTTTCTGAAACGACTGCTTCATCCATGACGTCATCACGGTCGGGGTGCTTGAACTGGCCCATCGCCTGGGTCATCGGCACCGACTTGACGGCCTCGACGAACCGGTCCACGTTGGTGATCCGAGCCGCGGCGTCGATCCACACGACCGTCTCGGTCGGCGACAGCCAGAAGTCCCACGGCTTGCACTTCGGCACCTTCGCCGCGAGCCGGGGATGGACGTGAGGGACGGGCTGAATGCACATCTCCTGCCAGCCAGCGTCCAGCCGGGCCTCGCCGACGTCTCGGCTGTCGGTGACGACCATCGAGGCGATCTCGGGATGGACGGGAGCGGGCTGGGTGAAGTCGTAGCCGCCGTACGCGGCAGTCACAACGGTGATCATCGGTAGTCGCTCAACCTCTCTCTGTACCAAGCGACGGTGTCGAACAGGTCCCGGTAGCGGAACCGGGGCTGCCAGCCGAGGAGATCCCAGCCTTCGCCCTCGGCCACGATCTGCGTCGGCTCCTCGCCCCGCCTCATCGGCAGGTACTCGTGCGGGACGTTCGTGTTCGTCAGCTCCTGGATCATCTCGGCCACCTTGTTCACGGTGAAGGACTGGCCGGTCCCGCCGTCGAACACCTCGTCGTCACCGAACTGGGAGGCGTCGGCCAGCATCATCGCCAGATCCGACGTGTGGATCAGATCGACACCTTGCGTCCCGTCGCCCCAGATCGGGATCGGCTGACCGAGCAGCGCCTTGATGGCGAACGTCGGCACGATCTTCTGCGGATGGCCGTGGCCGTACGCCTGGCCGGGCCCGAACGCGTTGAACGCCCGCACATGGGAGACCGGCACGTCGAACTCACGGTGGAAGCAGGTCGCCAGCCGCGTCGCGCACACCTTCGTCGCCGTGTAGACCGACGGGAACACCTGGGGCATCGTGATCCCCACGTAGTTCGCCCCGTGCCGGTAGCACGCCTGCAAGACGTTCACCGTCCCGATGACGTTCACCTGCACGGCGTGCTCGACCGAGTCGAACAGCTCGTGGGTGCCGAGCACTCCGGCAAGGTGGATCACGAACTCGGCTCCGTCAACGAAGTCCAAGACAGCCATCGAGTCCTCGACGCCGCCCTCCTCCAGGCCGTAGACCTCGGGCATGTAGCCCCGCCGCTCCAGCTCCTCGACCACGGGCCTACCGATGAACCCGTCCCCGCCTGTCACGACCACTCGACTCATAGGGCTTCTCCAAGATCGCGTGGCCCTCCCAACCGTTGAGGACCGTCCACCCCGGACGATCGTCCAGGCCGTCGGCATGGTAGGTGCCGAGCGGCGCCCAGGTCTTGATCCCGTAGTCCGCGTTGGGCTTGAACGGCCCCTCGCAGAAGTACAGGAGCGACTCCGGGAACCACCACTGGCTCACGTGGGTCGGATCGGCGATCGGCTGCCAGCCGATGTGGTTCTTCATCGGCTCGCCGGTGGTCGGGTCCGTGTAGCCGACGAGGGGCAGGACGATCGTGAAAGTACCGCCGGGACGAAGAACGCGCCAGGCTTCGTTGAAGACGTCGATCCGGGGCTGCCCGGAGGGGATGTGCTCCAGGAAGTGGGAGCAGTAGACCTCGTCGGCCACCTCCTGGTTCAGGTAGGAGGCGTGCGTCGGGTCGTTCGGCACCGGATTGAACGCCTGCCACGGCGTCACGGCCGCATCCTGCGCCGGAGACCGCCTCGGATGGTGCAGGTCGATGATGTAGTCCGCTCGTGGGTGTGGTTTGGTCCCTCCACCCAGTTCTATGAGCACACCGACTCCCAAGCCTCGATCCAGCGGCCCGCTTGGGCCTCAATCGTGCGAGATTCCATCATTTCGCGGTTCCTACCCCCGATTTCGGCCCTCATTTCGGCATTTGAGAGCAGATTGGACAGGAAAGCGACCCATTGGGCCGGTTTGCGGGCCAAATAGCCCATCAGGCCCTCCGAATGGGCCGAAATGTACGGATCTGTGGGCGAAGCGACGTAAGGAAGGCCCACAGCGGCGTATTCGAGCCCTTTGAGGGCAGATTTGGCCTGATTGAAGGCTGTCATGGCCAACGGGACGATTCCGACGTCCATATTGGCCGTGAAGTGGGCGTAGACGTCGATCGGAGCGTATGGATCGCTCTGAATCGCCGATTCCGGGATCGAAGCGGCCTTTGCGACCCCTCCAGGGCCCCCAACGACGTAGAAATGGGCGTCAAATCGCCTCAGAACGGTCGAAAGAGCCCCTCTCATGACCTGCAAATCGTCCGGATGGGTGCCAACTTGGCCCATCCAGCCCACTCTGAGGCCCTCCCAGGACTCTGTCGGAGCGGCCGACAAATGGCCCTCTGGGACGAAATTCGGGAGGATCTTGACCCTTCCGTGGCCTCCGTAGCGCTTCGCGAGGGCCGGAGTGGTCACCGTGACCAGATCTGCGAGCTGAGTGCTCTCTTTCAGCCATTCGCGGTTCGCCCAGCGGCTCTGGAGGGGGTTGGAGTGCGGATAGGCGACATTTCGGGTCGAGATCGTGTCGAAGTCGTCGTCAACCTCGACGATCACCTTCACTCCGTGGGCCTGGTAGAGCGGAATCGACTGGGTCTGCCGGTGATCGAGGGCGCGCTGGATGACCAACACGTCGCATTCGGGCTTCACGACGGCCATGATCTTGTGGAAGCCGTTCGTCATCACGGCCTCGGTGGCGGTGAGGGCCGCCCTGTTCTCTTCGCCGGGCATCAGCAGCTCGACGTCGGCGCCCATCGCCTTGGCCGCGAGGGCGGGGTAGATCATCCTCATGTAGCCGCATCCCGCCGTGTCGGTGGGCACGACCCAGATCTTGGGCCTCACGACGTCTTCCGGAAGAGGAAGAGCTGCTCGTAGTCCTCACGCATGTCGTGGTTGGCGCCGTGGCGGAGCTTGCGGGCCTTCACCGTGTCCCAGCGCTTCAGCTCGAACTCGCGGGCCAGGATCTTCTCGACGGTCCAGGGGACGACGAGGCGCAACTCGTGCTTGCGGTAGTGGTTGGCGATGTTCCACAGCAGCCAGCCGCCTTCGGGAAGCACGATCGAGATGGAGCGGATCGCCTCGGAGAGGATCTGCTGGTACTTCGGGCCCCACTGGTACTTGGCGGCGGACTCGTCGGAGAGGCGGCGGCCGAGCGCGATGGCGTAGGTGTGCCGCTGGGAGCCCTTCGGATCACCGAGGTACTGGTCGGCCATCCGGTTCCCGTAGGGCGGCGAGGTGATGATCATCTGCGGGTCGAAAGCCTTGACCTCAACGAGATCTTGAAGCTTCGTGGCGTCACCTTGAACCGTAGCTTCACCCTGCTGGGCCCACTCAGGCTCGATCTCAACTCCAAGGTAAGACCGTGGCGTCCCGGAGAACGAGAAGTCCCCGAGGGTGGCGTGGAGGCGGCGCACCCCCTCCGGCCCGGCGAACGGGTCGAGGATGCGCGCCGCCGACGACGGGACTAGCTGTCGGATCGAGGCGAGGACTTCGTCGGAGTAGGACGCCGGGAACCGGCACGAAGACGGCGTTCGATCATCCGAGCCTTCTTCACCGTGATCCCCGGATTCGGGGGTGTCGCCGTCCATGAGTAGTGGTCTCCATCCGGGGTGGTGATGAGGATGTGGCCGGAGCCGTCAAGGCGCCAGGTGCATCCCAGTTTGACGAGTTTGATGAGCGCCTTCTCGATCTCCTTGTCGCAGCCGAGGCTGGTGCGCCGCGCCATCTCAGTACTCCCAGTCCGAGAATTTGTAGCCGGACTGCTGGCGGGCGATCCGCACGATCGCCGTGAGATCCTCGTCGCTCAGTTCGGGCAGATCGAAGGCGGCCCGCCAGTTGGCGTAGGCGGCCATGTGCTGAACCTCCGAATAGGAGGAGCCTGCCTCCAGGACCCAGTCGTGCAGGTGATCCCAGCAGACGTCCCGTTCCTGTCCGCAGAACAGTCGGATGCGGTGGCCTGCGTCGGCCGAGCAGTCTCGGCGGTAGCAGGTGACGGTCTCGACGGTCATTCGTCTTCCTCTTCCTTCGATGCAAGGTGGGCGGCCAGGACGGGCAGGACGATGTCCCGAAGCACGTCGGAACGGTCCTCTCCTGGGCCTCTCATGTCGTCGGCAGCGTCCTTGGCCCAGTGCGGGGCGCGGAACGCGAGCACGTCTTCGTAGTTGACGGGCCTGGGCATCTGTCAGTCTCCTGTCGTCGTGCTCGTGCAGGAGCGGGTCATGAGTGTCGGGTCAGCATGAGCCCGACTTCGCGGGCCCAGCGTGGGTGGTCGTGGACGAACTTGTGGTGGCGGTCGCAGAGGCAGCGAAGGTTGGCTGGGTCGTTGGAGATCTCGGGGTGGTTCAGATTGCGGCCTCTGGCGTGGTGGCCGACCAGCCGCCCCCGACAGTCTCTGATCTCGGCGTAGGGGACTGGAACGAGATTGCCCCACGCATGGACCTCGAACTCGCAGCCTCGGGCGAGGACGGACGGCAGGATCCGCGCGTACATCTCGTCGAAGATCCGCTTGCGCCTCGTCGGCGTCGACTTGATAGGCACCCGCTCCATCAGAGGGTCCGAGGGTCCGCCCCGTGGAGGACGTCCACGATCCAGTCGCCGATGTCCTCGGCCTTCACGATCTCCTGGTACATCAACGGAACGTCGGGGTGGGTCAGCTCGAAGCTGACCTGGTAGCCCGCGGCGACGACGTCGGAGGTCTCCTCCTGGAACGCCTCGTTCCAGCCGTACTTGTAGGGCAGCTCGATCGTCGTCGGTCGAGGGCCGGTGGTGGCCACGATGTGCCCCTCGACGAGCTGGAGGATGATCGTCGGGGCCCGGCGGCCGGGCTGCGGGTCGATCAGGTAGTCGGACATGTAGACAAGTATACAGGATCCGCTAGGATGACCGCTACCCCCTCTACTCAGAGAGGCCCCCGCCGCCCGTCAAGATCGGCGGGGGCACACCTCTGAGGAGCACCGGAGACACCCGGCGAGGGCCACCCTACAGGAGGAGCGAGATGGATCACGACGACGCCGACGCCAGGGCCGTCCTGGACTGGATGAAGAAGAACGGCCGCTGGCAGAACTGGCGAGCCCTCGACGCGGCGGGCCGCCCGAAGGTCTACCGTCGCAAGGTCTGCGAGATCTCCCGGACCAAGGTTCGGGTCTCCCTGAACATCCCCGGGCCCCGCCTCGACGCGGCGCTCGCCTACCTCACTTCGGAGCGGCTCGTGAACCCGGTCGGCCGGACCCTCCCGATCTCGTCCTGCCAGGCCGTGGAGCTGTGGATGGTGAACCCGTGAGCACCGAGCGGATGAACACCTTCGAGAAGAGGACCCTCGGCTACGTGGCGGTCCCGAACTCGATCAACGACGACGAGCGCCTGTCCTTCAAGGCCCTCGGCATCCTCACCTACCTCCTCTCCCGGCCCGACGACTGGCGCCCGAACTACCGCCAGCTCATGAAGACCCACCTCGACGGCGAAGTGTCGGTCAGAGCTGGGCTCACCGAGCTGGAGGAGGCTGGCTACTACCGGAGGAGCCGGGTCCAGTATCCGGACGGGACCTGGGGGTGGCTGACCACGGTTTCGGAGACACCGAGCCTGGGCGAACCGAGCCTGGGAAACCCCGGCCCGGAGGATCCAGGCTCTTCTAATGACGGAAGAACAATGACTGAAGACCCAAGAGAGATCTCTAGCGAGATCTCTCCCCGGCTTCCTCAGATTCGGAAGCCGAACGAGATCTGGGATGCGCTCGGCGAAGCGTTCGGTGAGCCGCGAACCGCCCCGGAGCGGAGCAGGCGAGGGAAGACCACCAGGGAGCTTCGCGAAGTGGGTGCAAGCCCGGAGCAGATCGCCTACGCCGTCAAGCGCCACCGGGCGATCTGGCCCAACATGACCTGCACCGAGCGGTCGATCGTCGCCCACTGGTCCGAGCTGGTCCACGCCCCGACCCGGAAGACGAGCCGCCACAACGATCTGATGAAGGCAGCGAGAGAGGAGTTGAACGGTGACCGAGGATGAGGCCCACGACTTCATCGCCGAGATGAGGCTGGCGTTCCCAGCATCGAAGCCCGTCGCCACCATCGACGAGGAGGTGGCGCTGTGGATCCGGGACTTCGGGAACGTCGCTCCGGAGGAGATGGCCAAGGCCGTCACCGTCGCGATCGACCAGTCCCGCTACTACCCGACCCTGAAGGAAATGAGGAAGAGGCTGGAGCGGCTCGGGGCTGCTTCGCTCCCAAGGGAGGGGTGCCGCTGCGACGGCGTCGGCTACTACGAAGCCGCGCCGCGCCAGTGGATCCCGTGCCCGTCGTGCCTTCCGGCCGGGTTCCAGCGTTGGTCCGAGGGCCACTGGGGCGCCGACCACTGGTGCGAGCAATGCGCGACGGTGCGTCGCGGTGACGGGCCGATCCAGGTGGTCGACGAGCGCAAGCTGACTCAACGCCCCGTCGGAGCGACACTGGAGCGCGACCAGAACCTCCTTCGCCTCCGCGCGATCCGACAGGTGACGCGTGAGATCGCCGAGGCTGGCCAGGATCCCAGGCGGTACCGCCGGATGAGCCGGGCCCAGATCGACAAGCACTGGGAGGATCGGCTGAACGAGCTGATCGCCGCTGGCGTCGCCGACGATCCAGAGGCGGAGATCCCGCCGCCCGTGCTCACCCTCGTTCCCGACCTGTTCGAGGCGCTCTCGCCTGACGTCGATGAGGACGGCTGCGAGATCCTGTGAACATCGAGGGCTACCGGAACTGCGTCTTCTGCGACCGCCTCACCCCGGAGGCGATCTACCTCCGCTCCAACGGCTGGTGCGGGATCTGCATCACCGAAGGCCGCCACCCCGCCAACCTGAAGGCGCTCCGGGTCGAAGGCCGGACCGTCGCGGTCCCCCGCCGACGCAAGTACGGCTCCCGAGGCAAGCCGGAGACCGTCAGAGCGCGGCGCAACGCCGAGGACGCGGCGATGAGGAAGCTGAAGAAGCTGTACCCCGCCGTCTACTGGATCCTGCTCGCGGAGGAGCGAGCCAAGCGTGGGCTCCACCCGCTCCCCCTGACCCCGGGGGGTCTTGGAGGCGACATCGTAGTTGAGCTGCGTGAGGCCCTCCAGACGTTGGAGGCCCTGGAGGCGTAGCATCCCGGCGATGGCCCGCCGGAAGTCCCTGACCGCCTCGATGAAGATCGCGGTCACCGATCCCAACGCCCTCCTGCGGACCCGCGCCGCCAAGTCGAGGGTCGACTGGAGCCGGGCGTGGGACTACTACGACGACATCGGCGAGGTCCACTTCGCGCTCAACGAGGTCGGCCGGGAGATGTCGCGTGGCTGCCTCGTCGCCCAGAAGCGCACCGATGAGGGCTGGGAGACCGCGGACCTGAACGACAAGGCTCAGCTCCTCGTCGATGGGATCCAGTCCTACGCCGGAGGCCAGGGCCAGTTCCTCCGCTCCTACTACATCAACACGAAGGTCACCGGAGAGGTCTGGCTGGTGATCTACGAGAAGGAAGGCCAGACCTGGTTCGACATGTGCTCGCCCGACGAGATCGACGTCATCGGCGGAGCAGGGGACAACAGCCCCACGAACCGGATCGTCCGGCGAATGATCCCGTCGCGCAACATCGGCGTCACCGACACCGAGTCGATCGAGGTGCTCCCCGCGGCCACCGACCTGATCCGGTTCTGGAACCCGCATCCCCGCTTCTCGCTCCTCGGCGACTCGCCGATGGTGGCGATGGACGTGATCCTGGACGAGCTTCAGACCCTCACCCGGGCGCTGAAGAACAAGCTGATGTCCCGCCTGGCGATGTCGGGCTACTGGTTCATCCCGAACTCGATCCAGGAAGTCGGCGTCGGCGTCCCCGACGGTGATCCCACCGGGCTGACTGCTGACCCGCTCGTCAACAAGATCGTCAAGTCGCTCTACGACGGCATGGCCGACACCAACGGCCCCGGTGGAGCGGCGCCGTTCATCCTCCGTGGCCCCGACGATGCTGGCGACAAGATCCGCATCGAGTTCCCCGACCGGGAGTTGTTCACCGCCGAGATCGTGCTCCGTGATGAGCTGATCAACCGCGCGCTCGCCGGGCTCGACATCCACCCGCAGACAGCGAAGGGCACCCAGGACTCGAACCACTGGTCGTCGTGGTCGGGCCAGGAGATGCACATCAACAACCAGATCGCCCCCGAGTTCGAGACGCTGTGCGCCGGGCTCAACAAGGACTGGTACCCCGACGCCCTGGAGCAGATCGGCGAGGACCCCTCGGCGTGGCGGATCTGGTACGAGCTGGACAACCTGACCCAGCGGCCGAACCTCGCGAACGACGCCCGAGAGCTTGCCGACCGGGCCGCGATCTCCGACGAGGGCCTCCGCATGGCGGCAGGCATCGCCGAGGAGTACGCCCCCGACGGGCCCGAGAAGGTCCGCCTCATTGGCCGCTGGATCCGCAATCCCTACATGTCGACCTTCGGGATGCCGGAGCAGGACGAGTTCGACTGGGAGAAGATCAACCCTCCCAAGGGTTCTGGTCCTCCCGGTGGGGGGGCGTCGCCAGCAGGCCCCGGAGTCGGCGATCCTGGTAGTCCGGACAACAACCAATCGGACACCCCGAAGGGTGACCGGCCGGGAGGCTGAAGATGATCCGAACCTTTGGCGAAGTCGCCACAAGCGCGGAGGAGGGCTTCCTCCCCCGGCGCGTCCACTTCCCCACCCTCACCCGCCTCGATGAGGCGACGAAGGAGGGGATGATCGCCCGGACAGTCTTCTCCTCGGGCTTCGGCACCCGCGAGCTTCCCCTGTCGATCGCCTACCTCCCCTACTCGCTGCACTCCGAAGGCGGGCTCGCCCCCGTCGTCGGCCGTCTCGACGCCATCAAGATCGACGGCAACAACGTCGAGGCATGGGGATGGCTGCTCGACTCCCCCGCCGGACGCGACGCCTACGCGGGGCTCGTGACCCGGTCGATGCGTGGCAACTCGATCGACATGGCCGACGTCAAGGTCGAGGTCGACTTCAACTTCGAGAACATGGACGACCCGATCAGCGTCAACTTCGTCGAGGCGAACGTGGCGGCCACCACCCTGTGCCCGGTCCCGGCATTCGCCGGAGCGAACGCTGCTCTGGATGCGGAGATCACGGCCTCCCTCGCCGTCGAAGACGATCTCGAAGTCGACATCGTCGGCATCCCCGACATCGCCAAGCTCGACCGCCAGCTCACCGCGGCGCAGACGATCTTCTTCCCGCACGAGGCGTTCACCGTCCCGGAGCCCGACGTCGTCACCCCGGTGTCGATCTCCCGTGACGGTCGCTTCGTCACCGGCCACCTCGGCTCCTGGGAGGGCTGCCACACCGGCATCCTCGGCGAGTGCGTGACGATCCCCCGGTCGCGGAACAACTACTCGAAGTACTGCTACTCGAAGCTGGAGACCGACAAGGGCTTCGCCTACACCGGCCCGATCCTGCTGCTCGGCGGTCACAAGGCGACCCGCCAGGTGATCAACGACGCGCTGGAGTCGATGGAGAACGTGTGGGCTTCGGTGACGGTCACCGACGGCAAGCTCGGCCCGTGGATGTGCGGCGTCGTGTCGCCCGGCATCACCGACGAGGCGCTCCACGCCGCGCGATCGGGTCGGATCTCCGGCCACTGGCTCAACGGCGAGCTGTACGCCGTCGCGTCTGTCCCGGTCGCCGGGTTCACCACCGAGCGGGCCACCAACTTCCAGGTGGAGCTGAACCCCGACAACGAGGTCGAGTACCTCGCTGCCTCGTTCGCGATGGACTGCGGCTGCGAGGAGGAGACCATCGAGGATCGCCTCTTCCGCATCGAGACCCAGCTCGGTCTCCGGAAGCAGGTGGAAGATGAGGGGATCGACTCGGAGCGCCAGGCCCTTGTTGCAGCGCTCGCTCTTGCTATCGGAGATGACGATGACAGCTAGGAAGACCCCCGCCACCGGGAATCCCGACGAGGCCGCGTCCGTCGCCACGGCGAAGGCGACGAAGGCCCCCGTCGGCGATCCCTACACCCAGCTCGCCCTCGAATGGACGCTGCGCCGTCTCTATGAAGGTGCCGCCCGTCCATTCGCGCGGCGCAACGTGGAGCGCGATCGCACCATCGACGAGAACGTTCGCCAGGTGCTTCTCGATCGTCTCGACCTGATGGGCTTCTGAGGCCCTATAGCCAGGGCCTCGACGGCTCGACCAAACTTCGCCCATCACACCGCAACCAAGGAGGCGGCACATGCTCCCGACGCTTCCCGAGAACTTCGGGACGCTCAACTCCACCGAGCTGAAGGCGCTTCGCGACGCGCTGAAGGCGGCGCTGAAGGACATCGCCGATGGAGAGACGTCCGTGTCGAACGAGGACTTGACGAAGGCTGTCGAGGATCTCGCGACTGTTCGTTCCCGGATCCCGGTCGTGCTCGCCGCCGAGGTTGCTCTCGCCGAAGCCGATCCCGAGGACGACGAGGATGAGGATGACGACGAGGACGGCGTTCCCGATCTGGAGCCGGTCCCCGACCCGGCCAGCTCGTCCACGCCCACTCCGGCTCCCGAGCCTGAGGTCGTCGTTCCCGAGGTGATCGAGCCCGCCGCCGCTGCGGTCCCGGCCGTCACCTTCAAGCCGACCGGTCGCACCACGGCCAAGCCGGACACCGAGAAGACCTTCGAGGTCGCTCGCCTCCAGGCGATGGAGAACGTCCCGGGCAAGCGCCCCGGTGAGGCGTTCTCGGGCTGGACCGAGCTGGCCGAGCTGATGTACGAGCGGTCCCGCTCGCTCAGCCCCTCCTCGAACGATCGCATCGCGGTCGCCAAGGTGCTCGGTGGCTACGACAAGGAGCCCGGCCGAGTCCTCGACGAGCGGGTCGAGTTCAACCTCTCCCGCTTCGAGCCCGACGAGCTGACCGCGGCGCTGTGCGCCCCGTTCACCCCGTACTACGGGATGTCCTGCGCCAACACGGCCCGTCGGCCGGTGTTCGCCAGCCTCCCGCAGTTCCAGGCTCCCCGCGGCGGCGTGAGCATCTACCCGTCGCCGACGCTCGCCGACATCACCGATGGCACCGGCGTGTGGACCGCCGACGACGACGCCAACCCGACCGCCGTGAAGGCCGATTGCCAGACGATCGAGTGCGCCACCCCGGTCGACTACGTCATGTACGCGGTGTACCGCTGCCTGACGGTCAAGAACATGCTCCAGATGACCTTCCCGGAGCTGTTGGAGGCGTACCTCAACCGGCTGGCCGCTGCATGGGCCCGCATGGCGGAGAAGCGGCTCCTGGACCTGATGGGCGCCAACGTCTCGCAGATCACCGCCCCGACCCAGAAGGTCGGCGCGAGCGAGTCGATCCTGACGACGATGCTCCAGTTCGTCACCGCCTACCAGGAGCGTCAGCGCTGGGACTTCGACACCGTCGAGATCTGGGCTCCTCGCTGGCTCCAGAACGCGCTGAAGGTGGACATGTTCCACCAGCGGCGCACCGATGGCGCCAAGACGATGCCGACCGATGGCGATGTCACGGCGGTGTTCGCCCGGGCGGGCGCAACGGTCCACTGGTACCTGGACGACCCGACCTGGAAGACCGATGCTGCCCCGTCGCAGCCGGTGGCTGACGGGAACCTCGTCGGCTGGCCGGACCACGTCAACCTGCTCGTCGCTCCGCCAGGGAAGTTCGCCCTGATCGACCGTGGCGAGTTGCGGGTCGGCGTGACGGGCAACAACATCTACCGCGACCTCACCTCGCTGATGCGGAACGAGTTCACCTTCTTCTTCGAGTCCTTCGAGGGGATCGTGGACACGAACTCCTGCCCGGCCGATCTGGTCGACATCCCGGTGTGCTTCAACGGCGTGCAGGTCGCCGACGTCACCGTGGACTGCGACTTGGTCTGATCCACCTCAGAGTGACCAGTGGCCGCCCCCTCCCCGGGGCGGCCACTGGCGCGTTCGGGCCTCTGACAGGGCGCGATTGCGCCCCGTACCGTTAGCCCCGATCACGAAGGAGCCCCACAGTGGCAATCCTGAGCAGCGAGAAGGAAGTCGTTGTCCTCCCCGTCCCGGCCTTGCGGCCGATCGGCCTGTTCGTCAACTCGGCGCAGCGCATCGGATGGGTAGACCGCTACGCCCTCGGCGTCCGCTTCCAGCCCATCGACCTGACCGACCTCTCCTACGAGGGTGTCCCCTCGGGCGGCCCGTGCGTCGATGTGAACACGACCGTCACGCCGCGCGACTTCCCCGACGTCGAGGAGCAGAACAGCTTCTCGATCATCGACGCCGTCACCTGCAACGCGCTGTGGAAGACCTACGAGCAGCTCAACGCTGACGTCGACCAGCACTTCGCCCTCATCATCTCCGAGGCCCTCGCCCGTGAGGCGATGTACGGCAACGGCGGCTCGGTCCACAACTTCGCCGATGACGCCGTGGCCACGAACCCGACGACGGCTTCCACGGTCCTCGGCGCGATCGCCGAGCTGGAGGAGAACCTGGCGACGGCTCTGGGCAACACCCAGGGCGTCATCCACATCGCTCCCTCCGCGCTGACCTACGCCATCGTGAACGGCACCGTGAACCGCCGTGGCGATCTGCTGTTCTCGCCGGGCGGCCACCAGGTCGTCTCCGACGCCGGGTACCAGGCCGTCGAGACCGGCACGACGACGGTGATCTACGGCACCGGCCCGGTGTACTTCGCGACCGGCGGCCAGTCGTCCCGAGCCCAGGAGGACTGGGAGTTCAACGACTGGACACGCAACCAGCTCCTGGCGCTGCACCAGGAGTTCGGCATCGTCCTCTACGACCCGAACAAGGTGTTCAAGATCACGGCCACGAAGGCGTGATGCTGTGGACTTCGCCTGCGAAGTCTTCGCCACCAGCGATGACTTCATCGCCTCGAACTGCGACTGCGGGCAGCTAACGCCCGATGAGATCACCGAGCTTCTGGAGGATGCCTCGGATCTCCTGGCAGAGATGTCGGGAGGCAAGATCACAGGTCGCTGCCAGTCGACGCTCCGCCCGTGCCGCGACTCGGTCTGCGGCTGGTGGCACACCGATCGGGTGCCCTCCTGGTCGTCGTGGGGCACCTGGAACTGCTGCTGCGGGGTCGACACCCTCCCGCTGAGGGGTCCGGTCGCGTCGATCGACCTCGTCACGATCGACGGCATCGAGCTGCCCTCCGGGGACTACAAGCTGGTCGACCGCACGAAGCTGGTCCGCACTGACGGCGGGATCTGGCCTGGCTGCCAGGATCTGTCGCTCGACTCCTCCGAGGACGGCACGTTCGCCGTCACCTACACCTTCGGCCGTCGGCCCCCGGTCTTCGCCAGGCTGGCAGCGGTCGAGCTGGCTTGCGCGCTGGGCCGCACCCCGGACCCCGCGCTGCGCCAGAAGCTCCCCGGTGGGACCACCTTCGCGTTCCACCAGGGCGTCCAGGTCGGCTTCGCGACCAGGGCAGGAGCACAGAAGGACGTCGCCATCGACCTGCCCTTCGTGCAGCAGTTCCTCGTGCTCTACGGGGCCGACGCGGCGACCGGCAACGGCCTCGCCTACGCCCCCGAGATGTACGACGGATGGAGTTTCCACACCGAATGACCTGCCATAGCCAGCAGGCGCCGCAGCCTGCGACGATGTGGCCCAGCAAGGCCCCAAGGAGGAAGTGATGGCCTCGAATCTTGCGAACGACGTCTGCATTGGGCAGTACCAGCTCTGCTACATCCGCGTCGTCCGACTCAACACCAACTGCACCCCGGCAACGGGCGCTGACGTGGCCGTCATCTCTGTCGGTGCCACCACGATCACGGCCTCGCCGGAGATCGAAGAGGCCACCGCCTTCGAGGGCAAGAACGGCTGCGACACCGTCCTCTTCGACGCGACCGGTCAGGACAAGATCAAGCGCTGGAACCTCACCGGCGAGCTGATCACCTTCGACTGGGAGCTGATGGAGATCATGTTCGGCGGTCAGGTGATCGTCGGCGGCGTCGGCACCGACTTCGCTGGCAAGGCGATCGGCTACGCGATGCCTGGCAAGGACGAAGAGGACACCTCGGGCGTCTCGCTGGAGATCTGGACGAAGAACACGACCGGCACCGGCCTCTGCGACACGGGCACCGGCACGGCCGCCCCGTGGACCCGCCACGTGTTCCCCCGGGCCCTGATGACGCCTGGCGACCGCACCTTCGAGGCCGACATCGCTCGGTTCGCCTTCACCGGCCGAGGCACGGAGAACCCCGCCTGGGGCACCGGCGCCTTCGACGACTACCAGGGCACCGGCGATGCGCCGACCGGCTCGGGCTACTTCCAGTTCGAGGAGGTCGACCTTCCCTTCGACCCGGATGACGCCTGCGGGCTCATCGCGGCTCCCTGATCCAACCGGAGGGGGTTGGGCACGGCAGAGGGCGCCCTTCGGGGCGCCCTCGTCGCGTAGGCTCCGATCGTGCTTCCCGACCTGTCCTGCAACTCGGCGTTCCCGGACTCGCTGTGCTGCGAGTCGCTGTGGGACACCGCGAACCACATCCTCGGGAAGGTCACTCCGAGGGTCATGGAGTGCATCACCGCCTGCGATTGTTGCAACGGCAACTTCTACGCCTACGTGTCTCAGGGGGAGCCGGAGGTGTGGGCGTCGGACTACCTGGCGATCTGGCTCCAGAACATCAGCCCGTCGATCCGCTCGACCTCGCCGACGAACACGACGCACTTCGCCCACAACCTGATGCGAGCCCAGTGGGCGATGCGGATCTGCGAGGGCGGCTACCCGCACATCGAGGCCGACATCGTCGGCATCCCGGAGCTGCCCGGCTTCGACCTGCTGCACTACACGAACCGCTACGTCTACTCCCACGGCGAGCAGATGTTCCGGGCGCTGATGCAGGCCGTCAAGGACCAGACGCTCACCCCGCGGCCCAGCACCTTCACCCTCCAGGCGTTCGGCCCGATCAGGATGGAGCGTGGCTCCGCCGGGTATCAGGTCACCTTCCAGACCGACGTGGACTTCGAGTAGTGGGCATCGTCCTCACCCAGACCGCGAGCAAGGCCGACATGGCGCGCATCGTCGAGCGGTTCACCCGCCGTCAGATCGCCGCCCGCCTCCGTGCCGCAGGCAACGCCTCGATCCAGATCGCGGAGCGCCAGTCCGGCCTGTTCCTCAACAGCCGTGACGGCACCCGCCGCCGCAGCCCGGGTACGCCCCACATCCACGGCAACTTCTCCGCCACCTACACCGACCTCACCGAGTTCTCGGCCGGGGCGATGGAGTTCTCGCTCACCAACCCATCCCCCGCGTTGAACTATCTGGAGTTCGGCACCGGCCCACACACGATCAGCCCACACGGCACCTATCTGGCATGGCCCGGCCACGTCCAGAAGGGCCCGGTAGAGCACCCCGGTTCGACCCGGTTCAAGGGCCGCGTGCGTGCCGCCATCTCGCTCGCCATGAGGGAGAAGTTCCCCGGCATCAAGCCGATCCCCCTCGACTAGCGGTACCATCCGCGGCCGTGCCCACCAAGAAGAAGCCCCCCACCAACCACGTCGACATCGACGCCCTGATCAAGGACGACCTCGAAGCCAACCTGAAGAAGGCGACGACCGCCACCATCGACCTCGGTGGTCGGACCTGGACGCTGACCGACGCCGGTTCCGTGATGGCGGCCGTCGAGCTGTTCTCCGGTGACGAGGACAAGGCTGGCTCCGCCTACACCGACTGGATGCTCGGCATGGTCGTCGAGGACGAGCGCGACGACTTCGACCGGCTCCTCCGGCGCATCCAGGGCCTCGATGCCACGCTGCTGATGAAGATCGGCAACGCCATGTCGGAGGCGCTCACCGGGCGCCCTACCGAGCAGTCGCCGGACTCGCCCGCGAGCTCCGGCGGCCAGCCGTCCGACACGCCCTCAACGGAGAGCTTTACCTCTCCGGACGGCCTCGACTCGAACACCTCGGAGGAGTTGACGCTCTAGACGTCACCTTGGCCTACCTCCTGCGGCTGATCCCGCCGGAGGTCCGCTGGGAGTTCCTCGACGAGCTGTACGGCGAAGCCGCTGATCCGACGACGGTGAAGGTGGCTGGCGTGACGCTCGACAAGTCCGTCATGGACGAGATGACGGCCCAGCGTGAGCGGGCCCTCGCGAAACGCCAGTCCAGAACAGCATCTGAGCCCGCCGAGTAGATTCGCCGCCCAATGGCCGACTTCACCTTCACCGTAGGAGCCGAGCCAGACTCGGCATCCTTCGATGCTGTCGGTGCAGAGGCCGGGGCGGCAATCGCTGACGGGATCAAGCACGGGTCGAAGGAAGCAGCACGAGCTGCCGACAACCTGTCGCGAGACATCAAGGCGTCTATCGAGCGGATCAAGGGCCAGCTCGGCAATGCCCTGAAGGCGGGCATCGACATCCGCCAGTTCGCTCCCCTCCAGCGAGGTCTGGAGCGGCTGCTCGCCGTCCAGCGCGAGATCGAGACGTCGCGCGACCGTCTCGCCACTGACTCCCGGTTCAAGCAGGCCATCGTCGCCGAGACCGAAGCGGTCCGAGCGCTGACCTCATCCCAGACCCGAGAGCTTCAGTCGACCGTCGCCGCCTTGAACATCCGGGCCCGTGGCGAGAACGCCGCCCTCGACCGCCAGCGGGCAGCGCAGAACATCGCCCTCCAGCGCGACGCCCAGATCCAGATCAACGCCGCTCGCACCGCGGGCAAGGCCCGGATCGTGCTCGCCCAGCAGATCGGTGCTCAGCTCCTGTCGGCCGAGCGCATCATCTCCAACGGCGTCACCAACATCATCCGTGGCACCGCGAAGGCCGTCGGCAAGGTCTGGGACTCCACCGTCGGCTCCCTGAAGCGTTCCTTCTCGGAACGCAAGACGGTCATCGAGGGCGGGCTGAAGAACGAGTCCCGTCTCTTCTCCCAGTCCACGATCATCTCTCAGCGCGCCAACCAGGGCGTGCTCGGCGCGATCGGCAACAACCTCGGCACGATCGGTGGCGGTCTCGCCATCGGTGCCGCGGCGCGCCAGATCTTCACGCTCGGCTCCGACTTCGCTCGGGGCCTCAACGTGATGCAGGCCCAGCTCCAGTTGACCGCCGAGCAGATGAAGACGGTCAGCGACCTGTCTATCCAGCTCGGCAACGACATCAACCTGCCAGGCGTCTCCGCTCTCGACGCCGCCCAGGGCATCGGCCTGCTGGCCAAGCAGTTCGCCTCGCTCGGTCCCGCCGCCATCGGCGCTGCAGAAGCCGCAGCTAAGGGCACCCTGCAGCTCGCGCGAGCCGTCGGCGCTGCGCCCGAGGAGGCTGCCGCTGCCGTCGGTGCCGCCGTCAACGTCTTCGGCGAGGATGCCCAGCGCGCCACGCAGGTCGCTGACCAGCTCACCGCCGCGCTCAGCCAGGCGGCGGGCACGTCGTTCACCGACTTCTCCCAGGCGTTCACCCAGGGCGCCTCGGTCGTGTCGTCGTTCATCACCCCCGCCGACGGGGCGACGAACGCCATCACCGAGTTCTCCGCCGCCATCGCCGTGCTCGCCCGTGGTGGCCTGATCGGCTCCGACGCCGGTACGTCGATCAAGCAGTTCTTCCTCCAGGCCAACCGTGGCACCGACGACGTCAATGCTGCGCTGGCCGAGGTGTCTCAGCGCGCCGGGGAGACCGGCACCGCATTCTTCACGGCGGAAGGCAAGGCGCGCCCGCTCGTCCAAACGATCGACATCCTCCAGCGAGGCTTGCAGGGCCTCACGGAAGAGCAGCGAGCCTCGACCCTGCAGACCATCTTCGGCTCGGACGCCACCCGTGTCGCCAACATCCTCATCGGCCAGGGCGCGGCGGAGCTGCTGAAGGCGGAGGCCGCCACCCAGCGTCAAGGCGCGGCAGCCGATCTGGCGGCAGCGCAGAACAAGGGCCTGGCGGGCGCCATCGACGCCATCAAGTCCCAGTTCGAGACCTTCGCCATCCTCATCTTCCAGAAGGTCAACCCGATCCTCGGCGACGTCGGCCTGAAGGTCGCTGGGTTCATCGACAAGCTCGCCAACGGCGAAGGTGCGTTCGCCACGTTCCGCAAGGGCATCCTCGGTGTCGGCGCAGCCCTCGGTGCGATCGTCGCCCTGCGTGGCATCTCCGAGGTTGCTGGCCTGATCGGCTCGATCGTCACGCTCCTCGGCCCGTTCGGTGTCGCCATCGCCGGGATCGGTGCCGTCGTCGGCATCGCGACGGGCGGCTTCCGCAACTTCGGTGGCACCTTGGACCGGCTCCGGGAGATCGCACAGACCGTCACCAACGTGATCCAGAAGGGTCTCGCGGTGGCGATGGCGTTCCTGCGGACCCAGTTCCAGCGGATCCAGCCGATCATCCAGCCCGTCCTCGACCGGCTGACAGCGTTCGGCCAGCGCATCATCGACATCGGCCGCTCGTTCCAGCAGGCGTTCAAGTTCGGCGGGTTCGGCAACGCCATCCAGAACCTGCGCAAGAACCTCGGCTCCCTCGGCCAGGACATCGGGACTGTCCTCGCGCCTATCGGCAAGGCGCTGGGTGAGAAGCTCGTCCCGGTCAGGGATCTGGCGCTCAACATCAAGAACCGGATCGTCGATGCGTTCAAGGCGATCAACTTCTCCCAGATCTTCTCCACCATCGGCCGCACGATTTCTGGTGTCCTGTCCACGTCGCTGGGTAGGAATCTGACCGGGGCCGGGATCGGCGCCATAGCGGGAGGCGTCATCGCTGGCCCGCTCGGCGCCGCTCTCGGAGCAGCGTTCGGCGCGGCGGTGGCGATCGCCATCCCGAAGCTGAAGGCCGCACTGGGCCGCATCAACATCGGCGACCTGTTCGGCGCCTTCCTCCAGAAGGTCAACCAGCTCGGCAAGCTCATCGGCCAGATCCTGTCGTCGCGCCAGTTCCTCCTCGGCGTCGCCGGGATCGCCGCCGCTGCTGCCGCCATCGGCGTCCAGTTCGTCACCGGCTTCGTGTCGGGCGTCCTGTCGCACCTCGGTGACATCGCCGCTGTCGGCGCCACCATCCTCAACGCCCTGTTCGCCCAGTCGGCCATCGTCAAGGCGATCGCCGCGCTGGTGCTCATCTTCCGCAAGCAGCTCTTCGGCCTCTTCTCCTCGTCGAAGGTCGGCCAGGAGGCTGGGCAGAAGCTGGCGCAGAACGTCACCGAGGGCGCAGCCAAGGAGCTGCCCAAGGGCTTCCTCGCCAACGCCAAGGTGTTCGGCCAGTCCGCAGTCGCAGCCTTCACCGACGTCGGCAAGAAGGCGGCGCAGGGTCTCGTCGTCGCCCTGTCGGCCGGGCTGTCCGGCTCCGCGCTCGGTTCCGCGAGCAGCGGGCTGGAGCGTGGTCTTGCTGCCGCTGGGATCGCGGCGTCCGCTGCGCAGGCGTTCGCCATCGGCTCGGCTACTCCCGCTGGTCCGGCTGGCGGTGCGGCGCTGGCGGCGGCCACTGTCGGCATCGGCGCGCTGACCGCTGTCATCGGTGCCAACAGCAAGAAGGCCGCCGAGGCCAAGAAGGCGATGCAGGACTACGCCACGGCGATCGACCAGGCCGGGCAGTCCGGACAGTCCAGCGCGGATGCGATCTCGGGAGTGTTCTCCGACAAGCTGAAGGGTGCCTCCGACGACGTCATCAAGGCGCTGAAGGACGCCGGGATCAGCTTCGCCGACTTGCAGGACCAGGCCGGGAAGGGCGACTTCTCGGCGACGATCGACACGCTGCGCGAGAAGGCGAAGGGGCTGCGCGAAGAGGCGGCGACCCTCCAGTCGCAGGGCCTGATCCCCGACGCCAACGAGGCCACCTTCCAGGCGCGCAAGATCGAGAACGCTCTCAGCTTCATCAACCAGCAGCAGAAGGCGATCGCCGCCGAGGGTGACCGGCGCTCCCTCGTCGACTCCTTCATCGGCAAGAACTTCAAGCTGAGCACGATCACTGGTGGCATCCAGGGCGTCATCACCAAGATCAACGAGGCGGTCAGCGCCAAGAAGCGGCTGGCCGAGGACATCCGCGCCGAGAACCTTCAGACGAAGCTGCGGATCCTGAAGGAGGGGACCGAGGCGATCGGCGCGGCTGCCGACGTGTCGAAGCAGAAGATCCTGGAGCTGGCCCAGGGGCCGCAGAAGAAGACGCCCCAGCAGGGTGGCGCGGAGGCCGTGCAGGGCGCAGTCGACATCGCTCCCGATGTCACCCAGGCGTTCCTCACCGGCCTGGACACGGCGCTCGGCTCGGCTCAGCTCACCAACGCCCTCAGCCGCCTGACCCCGGTCCTGTCGACCGCGGTCCAGGACGGCCTCGGGAACGCGTTCACCCCGGAGCAGATCGCGGCGAACCTCGCTCAGGTCAAGGCGGCCATCAGCCAGGCCGTGCAGCCGGATGGCACGCCGATCTCGCAGGACGTGAAGGACGCCCTCCTGAAGGGCGTCGCCGACTTCGAGGCCGTCAACGTCCCTCAGATCGTCCAGATCCAGGCCGAGGCCGATCTCCGCAAGGCGGCCCTCGCCGGAGATCAGACCGCGGCTGCCGCGCTCGCTGCTCTCGGCCGGAACGGGCCGATCGCCATCGAGTCGAAGGCGAACATCGCTGCTGCCGTCACCGCCGGTGGTCAGATCGTCAATTCGGCCGACTCGATCGTCCGGAACCTCCCTGCCATCGTCGGCTCGAAGCCCAACCTCAGCCAGGCCGCCGCGGCGGGAACGACGATCCACTCCACGGCCCAGAAGAACGCCGACAAGCAGATCACCGTCGGCAACAAGGTCGTTGCCACTCCGGGCGCTGGCGAGTCGGCTGGCCGGTCGATCGCCACCAACGTCGGCCAGGGCTTCAAGAACGGTCTCTCCGGTCTGTTCACCTCGATCCAGAAGACGGTCACCACCATCGTGAACGGCGCGGTCATCAATACGGCCACCGCCATCCTGAAGATCTCCTCGCCGTCGAAGGTCTTCATGGGCATCGGCGAAGACACGATGAAGGGCCTTGCCATCGGCATCCAGAACGGCGCCGATGACGTCACCTCGGCGACCGCTGATGTGGTCAAGGCGCTCATCGACGCCAGTCAAACCGCGGCGGATCGGTTGGCGCTCGCCGGGCGCACCGCACTGGGCGGCGTGTTCGAGGGCGTGTTCAACTCGGCTGCCGCTCAGGCCCGGATTGCAGGGATCGAGGCGGGGCGTGGCCTGACCACGGCGTTCGAGGGAATCCGCAAGTCCGTCGAAGACGAGGCCGCCTCCCTGTTCCAGGCTGCATCGACAGCGGCCAACGAGCGCACCCCCGAGCAGAACCGCATCATCGCTCGATCCGACTTCGCCTCGGTGTTCAACCTGTCCAACCAGCAGGCCATCCAGACTGCGGTCGAGGCCATCAAGACCTTCGGCGCCAGCCTCCTGGCGTCCGGCGTGAACGCTGATGGCGCGGCGAACTCGATGATCGCGTACCGCAACACGCTGCTCCAGACGGCCGCCGCCGCCGGGCTCAACATCCAGCAGACCGCTGCCCTCGTCGACCAGCTCGGGCTGTCGAACGACGCCCTCAACCAGTTCGTGCAGCTCGGCCGTCAGGCCACGCAGGTCGTGAACGCCGCTCCTGGCTTTGCTCCGACCCCGCCGCCGCCGCTGACCACTGGCCCGAATCCAACCACGATCTTCAACGTGGACAACCGCTTCGATCTCCCCTTCGGTGATCCGCAAGCCGTATCGTTGGCCGTCGTGAACCGGCTGGCTCATCTGGTGCGCTGATGGCTAGCTACGTTCCGACCTGGCTGTACTACGTCGATGACGTGCTCGGCCCCTGCGAGATCTTCAACTCGGAGCGGCTGCTCGGCGCGCTCGGCGTGCAGCAGACCTGCGGCATCTTCTCCGTCGGTGGCCACGAGTGTGAATGGAACGACGGCGTCTCCGCGCTGGCGCTCGATCCGTGCTCGGTGAATCCTTCCGGCGTGCAGACGTGGGAGACCTTGACCTACGGCGCACCGGACGACACCGACAACCCTGCTCCCTGGTGGGACGGTGTCGCTGGCTCCCCGTCGTCGCGGGCCTACGGCTTCTTCGTCGAGGAGTGGACCGGCATGGACGGGGCGCATCACAAGCGCAACGTCGCCAACCGCGCCTCCCGTCGCGGTGGTGCCAACTTCGGGCCGCTCAGCTCGGGCCACCGGGTGTGGAAGATGAACGTGATCCTCGCCGGAGCTGGCGAGGACGCCCTGGAGGATCTCTTCCGCTGGCTGGAAGACGTCCTCCTCGACTGCTGCGATCCGTGCGGCGGCAACGACTTCCTGGTCCGCACCTCGTGTCCCCCCGACGGCGATCCCGACTTCGCGCTGTACCGAGTCCACGGCGCGGCGCTCCTCGAAGGCCCAGCATGGGAGGACGCTCCCGCCGAGAAGCTCGGCTGCTATCTGCGGCGGGTGTCGTTCACGATCGGCGTCGCTGACCCGTGCCTGTACTCGTGCTCGACGGCGTGCATCACCAACGAGACGCTCCCCGAGATCACCGAGTGCATCCCGTTCTCCCTCTGGTGGGGCTGCAACACCTCCTGCGAGGACATGGAGCCCTACCGCCTCTCCTGCCCGGTGCCCGGCACGTCGCGCGGTGCGATGACCGCGGTGGTGACGATCGTCAACAACTCGCCGAACCCTTCTCCCCCGATGCGGGTGTTCGGCATGTCCGACCCGCTCGGCCTCGGGCCGAACCCGTGCGTGCTCCCGATCTGTCAGGACTTCCGCACGCAGCAGATCCCTGGTGGCGGGACGATCGTCATCGACTCCTCGACTCGGCGCACCCTGTACAAGGACGCCTCGACTGGCTTCGTGTTCGTGGACGGCACGCCGTTCCTGGATCCCGACCCGGGTCGCGCTCCGAGCTACCTCTCTCTCGGGTGCGACCCGGGTTGGATCGTGGTCGAGCCCGCAGGCTTCTGCGGCGACACGAACCTCATCAACGTCTCGGTCGATCTGATCCAGCGCGTCGGGTGCTGCTGAGATGAGCGCGATCCCGCGCTACGTCTCGACCGCGCCCGAGGCAGCCGCGCGCATCGCTGGGTTCGTCTTCGGTGATGGCAACCCGGACCACATCGACAACCCGCTCGGCTCCGTCCTGGCCTTCACCGCGCTGGCGACGACTTCCTGGACGGTCAACGAGTGTGTCCGCTGCGCCGCCATCCTCGGCTGGACCGCTGGCGTCGACTACCGGATCGCCTCCAACGGCAACTTCATCTGCCGCCGCGACTCGCTCTACGCGGCGCTCGGGATCACCGACTCCGCCCACGACCTGTACCACCGGGCGCTGAACCCGACCGGCACCTTCACGCCGACGAGGGTCCAGGTCGAAGCGTTCAGCGCCTCGTTGATCGAGACCGAAGGCTCGTTCTCGACGAACCCGCCGAAGTGGTTCGACGATGCCCGCGGCGGTGACTACGACCAGCGCATCGACGCTCTCGTGCTCACGCTGAACACGCAGAGCCTCGGGGCGTTCCGCTCCGGCGTGGCCGTCAAGGTTCCGCTGGTAGCGACCGATGCCTTCCCGATGCCGCTGATCTCGGCTGCGCGCTACCCGGGTGACACCCCGGCGGACTGGCCTGACGCTCCTCCCCCGCCGCCCGACACGACCCCGCCCGCCGTGCCCGTGGGACTCACGTTGACGCCAGGCAACGCCCAGATCGTCGTCACGTGGACGGTCAACACCGAGCCCGACCTGGCGGGCTACATCCTCTACCGCGACGGCAACACCGAGGTCTACATCGGGGCGACCCCGTCGTTCCTCGACACCGGTCTCACCAACGGCACCGAGTACTCCTACCAAGTCGCCGCCTTCGACGACGACGAGAACGCCAGTGTCCTCTCGTCGCCCAAGTTCGCAACTCCGGTTGCGCCGGGACCCGGCCCGGACGTCACGCCCCCTGACGCCCCGGCCGGGCTCTCTGGATCTCCCACGTCGACAACCGTGTCGCTCTCCTGGAACGCCAGCGCGGCGTCCGATGTCGTCAGCTACCGGGTGTACCAAGCGGCGAGCCTGATCGCCACCGTGACCGCGCCGAGCACCCACTATGTGGTTACCGGCCTGACACCGTCGACGGTGTATCCGTTCAGGGTGACGGCCGTCGACTCGGCAGGCAACGAGTCCACGTCGACCGGCTTCATCGCGGTGACGACGCTGTTCGGCACGGTCGGGCCGCCCGAGATCACCACCGAGCGCATCCAGATCGTCTCCTCGATCGGCTGCCCCAACAGCTACGACGTCTACATCCTGGACCGCTCCGGCACGATCGCGCTGCGCCAGCTCTCCTTCACGGCGTGCTCGTGGGAGCGGGTCACCGACGACATCTCGAAGGCGCGCGTCAAGCTCGACCTGGCGAACAACCCGGGATGCTGCGCCGAGATCGAGGGGCTCGTCCGCTACGGCTACGAGATCGGCATCTACCGCGACTCGGTGATCGTCTGGCAGGGTCCCGTCGTCGACCTGACCTACGACGGCTGGGACATCGAGATCAGCGCCGAGGACAAGATGGGCTGGCTGAAGGTGCGGCCGATCTGGAACCAGCTCGACTACCCGGACCCTGGCGAAGAGGCGGCCATCGTCTTCAACGATGTCATCACGAATGCCATGAGCAGGGACAACGTCCCGGGATTGGTTGCAAATGCAACTGCCACCGGCGTGAGGGTGATCCGAACCTTCGTGCCGAACCCGCCGCAGATCGCCTTCGACGCCGTCCAGGAGCTGTCCCGCACCGCGGTGGACTACACGATGGTCGGCCCCAACATGACCGCTGGTTCCTTCGTCGTGCCCGCTCCCCCGATCGCCTACATCACCGACCAGGCTCTCGTCGGGCTGCCGTCCGTCGAGTTCCTCGGCTCCAACTTCGCCACTCAGTGGTTCGTCACCGGCGACCCGGAGCAGGATCTCCTCGGGACCTACGGCGGCATCGACCCCGACGTCGGCCTCGTCGTCCGCATCGCACAGGAGGACGACATCAAGGACCAGGCATCGCTCGACCAGAACGCCAAGTCCCGCTACGAGCTGTCCTCCGGCCTCCTCGTCTCCGGTGTCGACCTGACCCTCGATCCCACCGCGCCGATCCCCGTCGAGCTGATCTGCCCCGGGCAGACCTGGGATCTTCGCCTCACCGACTCCTGCGTACCGCTCGTGGGCCGCTTCCGCCTGAAGACGATCTCCTTCGATGTCAGCGCGTCCGACGGGCTCGCCGAGGTCGTGACGGCCAGCCTCCAGCCGGTCGGCACTGAGCTGGTCGAATAGGCTCCCGCCGTGTCCGCCCGCAACCTCGACACCCTGAAGGGTGCGCTCCCTGAAGTCCTGAGCGAGATGGACCGCAAGATCAGGGAATTGTCGCGTCGGCGTCCGACCGGCACCGGTGGCGGGGATTGTGACTGTGAGGACGGTGCGCCGGGTCCCACCGGCCCGCAAGGTCCCATCGGCCCCACTGGTCCGACTGGCGCCACCGGCGCAACAGGAGCGACGGGTGCCACCGGGCCGCAGGGTGATCCTGGCGAGAAGGGCGACACTGGCGACACCGGACCGACCGGTCCCACTGGACCAACCGGACCGACCGGACCGACCGGAGCCACGGGTGCAACTGGCGCGACTGGTGCCACTGGGCCGACAGGACCGTGGGGCGGGGCCGTCACGATCCCGTACCACTTCTCCACGACGACCACGAACTCCGACCCGGGCTCGGGGAACCTGCGCCTCGACCAGGCGACCCAGGACGCTGCCTCCACCATCCGGGTCGACGTCCTCGACGCCAACGGCTCATCGTGGGAGACCCTCCTCGACACGATGGACCTGCCCACCCATTCGCCGAAGGGCTACATCAGGCTCGTCCGCGCCACCGCACCGACGGAGTGGTTCTTCTACGAGCTGATGGCGGTGGACTCCTCCTCGGGGTACCGCAACATCACCGTCGTCCTCGTGGAGATCGGGACCCAGGCAGGCAGTTCCCCCTTCGTCAACGGCGAGCTGCTCTACCTCCTCTACGACCGCAACGGCGACGACGGCGTGGACGGGGTCGACGGGACCTGCGACTTCGGTGCCGTCGGCTACGCCTACCGCACCTCGGACCAGACGATCACCACCGGCGTCGAGACCGTCGTCGACTTCGACACTCACACCGAAGCCAACGGCATGACCTTCAACACGGGCGGCGACTACTTCACCGTGCCCGCGGACGGCTGGTACAACTGCCAGGCCGTCATCCGCTGGAAGGCTCACGTCTCCGGCAACGCCGACAAGATCACCCGGATCTACCTGGACCGCAGCGGCACGCAGACCGTCATCGCTTCCGAGGACATCCTGGTTGGCGCGAGCGACACCGTCGGCCAGTCGCCGGGCATCTCGCTCCCGCTGCTGGCGAACGACAAGATCCTGCTGAAGGTGCTCCACACCGGCACCACCGGGACGCTGGAGTTCGTCTCCTCCAGCTACCGCTTCATCTCGCTGAGCGTCACCGCAGTCGGCGGCCCGCAGGGAGATCCCGGTACGGCCGCCTTCACCACCACTGGCTCGCTGCCTGCTGCCGGGAATGCCGGGACGGTCTACAACTACCTCGGCACGCCGTTCTACGACGACGGGGTCACGTGGACGCCGATGATGGCCACGAGACAGTGCTTCACCGAGTTCACCCACTTCTTCAACAACAACGCCCAGAAGATCGACCTCCAGTCCTCGGCCAGCGGCACGAACGCAGCAGCGAACGCGGGGACCGCAGCAGCCGGAGCGCAGGGCGTTCTGTCGCTGTCCACCGGAACCACGTCGACTGGGCGCGCTGGCTACGCGGCGGGCCAGTCCTCCGCGCTGCGTGGCACCGCCGACAAGATCATGCAGTTCAAGACCCGGGTCCGGTTCCCGACGCTCTCCAACGGCACCGACCGCTACTACTTCACGGCGGGCTACATCTCCAGCCTCACCGCGGCCCCCGGCGACGGCTTCTACTTCCGCTACGACGACTCGGTCTCGGCGAACTGGTACGCCGTGGTCGTCAACAACACCGCAGGCACCACCGGGGTCACGACCGGTGTGGCTGTGGGCACGAACACCTGGCAGAAGCTCCGGATCGAGATCGACGAGGTCGCTGTCTCGGCCAAGTTCTACATCGACGACGTCCTCACGAACACGATCTCGACGAACTTCCCCGGCACGACGCGCGACTTCGGCCCAGGCATCAACATCCGCAAGTCGGTCGGCTCGAACGCCCTGACCTGCGATGTCGACTACTTGGGCTATTGGTCACTGATGACGACGAGCATCTAGGCTCCGCCCGTGCCTCTCGCTTGCAGCGTCAACGCTTCGGTCGGCTCCTGCGCCGACATCGAGGAGAGGGACCTGAAGATCAAGCGCGGCGACGACAAGGTCGTCCGCTTCGTGTGCCGGGACTGCGAGACCCGAGAGCTGATCGACTGGACCGGCTGGACCTTCGCCTGCAAGGTGAAGGACTCGACGCTCACCAACACCTGGGTGGTGGCCACGATCTCTGGTGACGCCAACGGCGTGATCGCCGTCCTCTTCCCCAAGGCCCAGACCAGCCTCCTGACCCCCGGTGACGAGGGGCGCTACGACGTGCAAGGGACAGACCCCGATGGTCTGGACCATACTGTCGTCGAAGGAGACGTCCTGGTCACGGCCGACGTCACGTAGGAGGACCGATGGCAGATTTCGTCTTCAACATCGCCAAGGGCAAGGTGGCCCGCTATGCGGATCTCCCGGACGCCAACGACGCCCTGATCGTCGTGATCCTGAAGTCGGCGGGCCTGGAATCGGACGCCACGCTGAAGGACTACGCCACCCTCTCGGCCCTGCTCGCGGCGGCCAACGACGAGTGCGACTTCACCGGGTACTCCCGCAAGACGCTCGCCTCCGTCACCTCCACGGTCGACAACACGAACGACCGGATGGACACCGACGCTGCGGACCCCTCGGCGTACACGAACTCGGGCGGCTCGGCTCAGGCCGCTGGCAAGCTCCTCGTCGTGTGGGACGGTGACACGACTGGCGGCACCGACGCCAACATCGTTCCCCTCACCGCCCACGACTGCTCCATCACCTTCGACATCGGCGTCGCCACGACGATCGCCTTCGCCACCGCAGGCTTCTTCCGGGCGTCCTGAGTGTCGCGCCTCGTCCGGATTTGCACGGAGGGCGAAGAGGCTGTCTCCGCCGCTACCGCCGAGACCCTGCTCGGCTTCCGCGGCGTCACCACCCTGAAGGTCGAGATCGCCGAGATCGCCCTCTCTGCCGACTACACGACCGATGCCACTGGCGTCGTGTCGTGGCGCCTCCTGTACTCGTCCTCGGACGGCACGGCCACCGGCTGTACCGAGTCCTCGGGCGACCCGGACGACCCGACCCCGGCCATCACCGGCTTCCGCCACTACACGGCAGAGCCGACGGCCTCGACGGAGATCATGGGCGGCATCTTCAACTGCAACGGCGGCTCCGACTACCGCTACTACGCGGAGGGTGACGGCGTGGCGCTCGACAACGCCACCAGCTCCCGACTGTCGTTGGAGGTCACCTCCGACAAGGCGTGCAACATGCGCGGCACCCTGGCTGTCAGGATCATGGCGGCATGAACATCGCTGATCTTCGCCGAGTTGTTCAGGAGGCTGCTTCCGACCTGGAGCATCCGTGGAAGCGCTACGACGTCGGCGCCGCCCCGCGCCTGTCGGGCAAGACCCACCCCTACGGCCGTCTCGTCTATTCGGAGGACGGCGCGGTCGGCGGCCTGTTCGACGGCCAGTACCTGATCGCCCGGGGCACGACGAGCGACGAGTCGATCTGGGCTCTCGCCGAGCACCTGGGGCTTACCGACTGGGGGCCGCCTGTCGGCGTGACGGAGGTGGACGCCGGTTGGTTCTGGCTGTTCGCCAATCCCGGAGGTCGCACGCCGGAAGGGCAGTAGCCGATGCCGCTCGGCGCCAAGTTTGCCCTCGCCACATCGCAGATCAAGTCCCTGACGGGCAACGATCTGTCGATCGCCAACTGCACGGTTGGCTACCTCGCCTACACGACGGTCGATCCGGACGTCGCGCGGGCGGTCATCACCACGGACATCTCGACCGGCCTGCTGGTCGATATGTCCTGCTACATGGACTGGTCGGCCCAGGACTTCGGCTGGGGCCACGCTGGCGGTTCTGACTCCGACGTCATCAACGTCAACGCCATCAACAAGTGGTGGCTTGTCTTCTGGTCCAAGGCCACGGGATCGACAACGCCGCGTCTGCACATCTTCGATGGCACCACGTGGACACATACGAACGGTGACGCCGCGATCACGTCGGACTTCACGAACGCGATCACCGGCATCGAGCTTGGCGACAACACCGCCTTCACTCCCATCGGCAATCAGATGGAGCTGCTGTGGGCTGGCATCTGGGGAGAGACCACCTCCGACAACCAGGCCGTGTCCTACGCCGACTACAACGTGCTTGCCCAGAAGGCGAACCGCCAGTTCTGGACGGATCGCTCGATCATCTTCGGCGGGACGATGGCCGACGCCTCCGGGGTCGGCAACAACGAGACCGCCCGCACCTCGATCACGCTTGGCACGATCCCCGGGCCCGACTGGTTCACGAACTTCGCTCCCGGGCCAGAGATCTCCTACGTCAAGGAGGTCGGGTTCGTCACCAACACGACGGCGGGCACGACCTCGGCGATCACGGTCGCAGCAGGAGGCGTCCCTGCTGGCGACACGATCGTGATCATGGGCTCCTGCGACAACACCGGCACCTCGGGAGCTGCGACGACGATCTCCGTCGCCGACAACTCGACCCAGCCGGGAACCGCGAACACCTACACCCTCCAGACGCCCCAGGCGATCGCCGACCCCGGTGCAGCTTCAGCGGGCCAGCAGGGCTTCTTCGTGGTCTGCACCGTGACCCGGGCTTTGGCCGCAGCCGACACGATCACCATCACCTACGGCGACTCGACCGCAGCGAAGGCGATCAACGCCCAGCAGTTCCACAACGTCAATTTGACGACCCCCGTCCTCGCCAGCTCCTACAACCGCCAGGACAATCAGACCGGCCAGTCCGTGTCGGTCGCCACCGGTGTCGCCGCCACCAAGTACGGCCAGGTCGTGCTGGCGATCGTCGCCGTCGAGGGTGGCACCGCGGACACCTTCACCTTGGACACGGACACGACGGCAGGCGTCTGGACGTCGTTCACCCGGCGAGGCTCTGGCACGACCACCTCCGGCGCAACTCTGAACTCGGCCTACAAGATCGTGAACGCCGCGGGATCCCAGACCTTCGATGGAGCGACGATGCTCGGCACAGCCCGAGACCACGCTGCCGCGATCCTGATCCTCGACGTCGCCGTCACCCCGGTCCACTATGGCCGTGAGACGTTCCGTCCCGGTCGCATCGTTCCCTTCGTAGGGAAGATGCGCCGATGAGGTTCCAGCACCGCTACCGCTGGCGGCCAAAGCAGCCGCCGGTCCAGGGTGTTCCGTCAGCGTCTCTGACGCTGGGTCAGGCCACGGAGACGGACTCTGCCAGCGCGCTGACGATCACCAAGGCGACGTTCACCCTCGGTCAGGCCACTGAGACCGATCTGGCTGGCGCCGCAGCCCTGACGATCACCAAGACGATCACCCTCGGCCAGGCCACAGAGACTGACGAGTCCGAGCCTCTCGCGTTCACGAAGGGCACCTTCACCCTCGGGCAGTCCACCGAGAGCGACACGTCCCAGCCGCTCACGATCACGAAGTCGATCACCCTCGGGCAGGCCACCGAGACCGACAGCGCGCAGGCACTGACCGTCACCGACTCCTTCACGCTCGGCCAGCCGTCGGAGTCCGACACCTCCCAGCCCCTGACGATCACCAAGAGTTTCACGCTCGGGCAAGCAACAGAGACCGACTCGGCGTCGTCGGTGACGACCGGCATCGAGTTCACCACCGGCCAGGCCACGGAAACCGACTCTGCCTCGGCCATCACTGTCACCAAGAGCTTCACGCTGGGCCAGGCCAGCGAGACCGACTCTTCCCAGGCGCTCGCCTTCACCAAGTCGCTGACGCTCGGCGATCCGACCGAGACCGACGACTCCCAGCCGCTCACTATCTCGAAGACGATCACGCTCGGCCAGGCCGCAGAGACGGACTCCGCTCAGCCGCTCAGCTTCAGCCGCGGCGACTTCACGCTCGGGCAGTCCACGGAGACCGATTCGAGCCAGCCGCTCACGATCTCCAAGTCGCTGACCCTGGGGCAGGCAACGGAGACCGACTCTGCACAGCCGGTCTCCGCCACCAAGACCGTCACGCTAGGACAAGCGACGGAGGTTGACGAGGCGGAGCCGCTCGCCTTCACGCGCGGCGACTTCACCGTCGGCCAGCCCACGGAGACGGATTCGGCGAGCGCGCTCACCGTCACCAAGACCTTCACCCTTGGCCAAGCGTCGGAGACGGACACGGCCAGCGCGCTCGTCTTCGCTGGCGAGTTCAACTTCGAGCTGGGCCAGGCCACCGAGAGCGACTCCGCTCAGCCCCTCACGGTCTCGAAGTTCTTCACGCTCGGGCAAGCGACGGAGACCGACGAGGCGCAGCCGGTTAGCGAGGTCCGCACCGAGACCCTCGGACAGGCGACGGAGACGGACTCCTCGCAGCCGCTGACCATCACCAAGTCGCTGACCTTGGGCCAGGCCACCGAGACGGATACGGCGCAGCCGCTCACCATCTCCAAGAGCTTCACTCTCGGTCAGGCATCCGAGACCGATGAGGCCACGGCGATCTCGTCGTCGGCCGCGACGTCTCACGTCATGGGTCAGGCGTCGGAGACCGACACCGCCACCGCGCTGGCCATCACCAAGACCGTCACCCTCGGCACCGCGACCGAGACCGACGTCGCGCGAGCGCTCTCGCTGGCCAAGACCGCTGTCCTCGGGCAGGCCGAAGACATCGAGATCGCCACGGCGCTCACGTTTACGAAGGCGTTCGTGCTCGGCGGGGCATCCGAGACCGACGAGGCGCAACCGCTTATCCTGCCGAACACCGGCCCACCCGATCCATCGGCGTCGGACCAGGTCATCGACATCTTCTTCGGCACGCAGACAGAGAGGATCAGCGTTGCGCTTGTGGAGGTTCATCAGATCCGCGCTGGGACGCAGGAGGAGATCCTCCTCCTCTGAGCTGCTCGGGGTCTACCATGTAGACGTGAGCGACTTCCCTCCTCTGGATCCCACTCTGACCGGGGATGACCACGACGACGAGGCCATCCCCGAATCCCCCTACACCCACGACGAGCGCCCAACACTTTCGGACGTGCCGGAGTGACCACCTTCCCCTATGGCTATGCGGGATCCCCCCAGGGCATGGGGACCCAGTTCACCATCCTCCAGTACGAGCAGCAGCGGACCATCCGCCAGCTCAACTTCGAGTTCTGGCGGCGCGTCAAGGCCCTCATGGAGTTCGCCGCATCCCAGGGAGTCCCCCTCGGAGTCGGGACCGGATGGAGGATCCAGCCGTCCAACCCCGGTCCCGGCTTCGCCCAGCCTGGCAACTCGAACCATGAGGGCTTCCCTGCCGACGGCGTCTCCGGTGGTGCGGTCGCGGCCGACATGGTGCCCTCCACGTCGTGGGGGTGGATGCAGTCGAAGCTGGCCCTCTACGGCCTGCGCTCCTTCCAGTTCGTCAACAACGAGCCGTGGCACATCCAGCCGGTCGATATCCCCGCTGCCCGCGAATTCCGCAAGGTGCCGTGGGTTCTCCAGGCATGGCCCCTTCCGGGTCTCCAGCCCCCCTCCCCGCCGCAGCCGGGGCCACCCCCAACAGAGGAGACAGACGTGGCACTTTGGGTCCGATTCGAGGGCGAGGCCGCCGAGATCGCGTTCGACGCGACGGGCTGGCGCGTCATCACCACACAGCAGCGTGACCAGCTTCGCTTCGCCAAGCTGCTTCGCGACGGCCCCGCGACGGGCTACCCGACGATCCTTCCGCAGTCCTGGAAGACCTCGTACCCGCAGCTTCCGTGAAGGGCACCGTCCTCGACTACTCCTACTGGCGCCCCACCGACGCCCAGTATCAGCAGTTGAAGGACCAGGGTGTCGAGGGGTTCATGCGCTACCTCTCCTACCCTGACGCTGACGGCAAGGTGCTTCACGGCCCCGAGCGGGAGAAGATCTTCTCGTTCGGATTCAGCCTCACCCTCAACTTCGAGTACCACAACACCTCCTGGCTGGGAGGTGGGTCGACAGGCTTCGCTCACGGCCAGTACGCCCGCAAGATCGCCCGCGAGGAGCACGGCTGGCCCGATGAGCGGCCCATCGTGTTCTCAGTCGACACCGACGTCCGGCCCGACCAGTACCCGATCGCCCTCGACTATCTGAAGGCAGCGGCCGACGGCGGCGGGGTCGGTCCGCAGTCCGCCTACGGCGAGTCGGGCGTCATCGACGCAGCAGTCCGCCAGGGGATCTGTCGGTTCTCCTGGTGGGCGATGGCGGCATCCGCGTGGGATCCGTCCATCTCGGCCACAGCATCCCTGGCGCAGACCAAGCAGCAGTCGTACGCCGGGATGGGCGCCTACGACGAGAACATCGTGATCCGCCCCGACTGGGGGCAGTACCGGAGAGGAGCCCCTGTGGCCACCATCGACGAAGTCAACCTGCGCGTCTACCAGCTTCAGAACGAGCTGGTCGGAGCGGCAGGCTCGGCGCAGACCCAGAAGAACCAGGTGGCCGAGGCACTCGCTGTCGCCAAGCAGGCACTGGCCATTGCACAGGCGAACCAGACGGCGCTGTCGCAGCTCCTCTCGCTAGTGCAGGGGTTGAGCATCCCGCCGCCGCCGCCAGTCGACGCGAACGCCATCGCCGTCGCCGTCGGAAACGAGTGGACCCGTCGCTGGACCAACGGCTGAGCCAGGGGGCATCGAGCGGCCCTACCCTGGGCTCATGCCCAGCAACCGGGTCGGCCGTGAGTGAAGCGCTCACTTACGCGGGACGGAGTGATCCTGGCGACAGCGATCGCGTGGGGCACTACCGACATCCTCTTCTTCGGCGCCCGGCCGATCGTGATGTCAACGGCGTTGGCGATGTTCTTCTCGCCCGCCGCTCTCCGCTTCGACGAGGCAAGGCGCCTTCTGAAGGGTATGCCTCCCCGGAGCGAGGACAAGCCCAAGGAGGACGAGTGAGCCTCTCGCGACTGATCCAGGACTATCCCGTGACCTTCGCCTACGGTGGCATCTGCGTGATCGTCATTGTCCTGTTGAATGTCTTCTCCGCTGTCTGGGGGTGGTGAGGCTGGTGCCTCAGCGAATCGTTCGGGCGGCCAACCGCAACCCGTTCCTCACCTCGATCATCATGGCGCTGCTGATCTTCATCGGCGGGTTCCTCGCGTACGAGCACCAGAACGACAACAACGTCAAGCGAGCCAAGGCGCAGGCCGTGCAGGAGTCGGAGGCGCGAGCCAAGGACATCGCCAAGGCCGTGGCCAAGTCGAACCTCGATGTCTGTCAGAGGGCCGTGACGTCAGTAACGTCCCAGCTCAACGCCGACCTGATCCAGGTGATCAAGACGATCGAGCAGCGCCTCATCGAGCAGAACCGCCCGATCTCGCCGGTGTACATCCAGCTCGAAGACCTGATCAGAAACAGGAAGCCTCCACTGGAGGCTTGCATCCCGAAGGAGAACCCATAGTGGAACCGTTCCTGCTGCCCGTGTTCGTGGCCAGCATGATCAAGAAGGTCACCGACCTGGTGGCTTTCGCCTCGGCGAAGGACTGGAAGGCCGTGGCCAAGCAGGTGCTCGCATGGATCGTCGGTGTGCTCACCGTCGCCCTGGTGCGGGCCTCCGAGGTCGCCAACGACTACGTCCTCCCGGGCGTCAACAAGGCGCTGGGCGACCTGAACGCTGCCGCGGTGGTCCTCGTCGGCGTGCTCATCGCCTCCGGTGGCTCGGTGGTCAGCGACATCATCGCCTCGCGCGACAACACCAGCTCGGCCTACGTGCCGCCGCTGGGTGGGCCCCCCGACACGACCCCGTGAAGCGCTTCCGGGGGTGGTGGGCGACGGCGCACTCGTCGCTCATCACTCACCGGAGTCTGAAGTGGTTCTGGATCTTCCCTGGCATCCCGATCTCGTTCGTGCTCCGGAAGTCAGTGCCGTACCTCGTGTTCCTGTCGGTCTACGCGATCATCACCGGCCACTGGTCGGCTGAAGAGGCGGCGAAGACCGAGGTCAAAGCCGAGGAAGCAGAAGAGTCCGACCCCCGCTGATCTCACACAGGCCCTCGCCTCGCCTGGCATGATGGGCCGATGGCCGGATGTGGTTGCGGGTCCTCCGCTGGGTGCTCTTGTGTTCTCGCCGCAGCGGCCGACGGCGACTGCGATGCCGTAGAGATCGAAGTCACTGGCGCCGGATCGTCCGCGGTCCCCTTCGTCATCGGCGCCGTCTTCCACCCGACGCGCTTCATCCGCGAGGACGGCAACGAGCCGTGGAAGATCGAGACGGTCTCCGGCTGCGACACGCTGCTCCCTCGCTGCCAGTACGAGGCAGAGCCGTTCCTGCCGATGGTGAACTCCAGCCACACGCTGGTGGGCTTTGCGTTTCTTGGGCTTGACTGCGAGACCGGCACCAACGTCCCGCTGTACGAAGCTGTCGACTCGACGTCGACCTCCACGGCGCTGCCTTCCGGATGGGAGCCCGCCTGCACCTCTGCAAGCGCCGGGCACTTCATCCCGATGTTCACCGACCCCGATGACGAGGCGACGCGCGTCGGCTACGCGTTCGTCCGCTACGACATCGAGTCGGGCACCTACCAGCAGCGCTACATCACGAACGCCGGGTCGGTCACCACCACGAAGCCTGGATCCTGGAAGGTCGGCTCTTGCGGGACCGCCTCGTCCAGTGGTGGGACGCTCCCGTCGGGCGGTGTCTCAACCGTCCCCGGCTCGGCGCACTTCTACCTGATGTCCTCGACGATCAAGGACGGCTACTACTACCCGGACTGGGGGATCCCGTCGCTCCAGGCGACGCCCACCCAGTGCGTCGACACGCTGTCGCTGCCCACCGGCTACGACGACGCCTCCTGGAAGCGCATCATCGTCACCCTCCACGGCCTCTCCGGCGCGCTCACTGAGGACTTCACCGTGACCGTGAAGGACGTGACCGGCACGGTCGACGTCGCGACGCTCACCATCGCCTCGGGGACCGCGCCCACCAGCGGCAAGATCTACAGCGACGCCACGATCGTCTCGGGGTCGTGGGACGACAACACCGACATCCAAGCTTTCATCGAGTGCGAGGACGACCTCGTCGGAGGCTGCCACATCGAGGTCCAGTACGAGCTGAACCCGTCGTGACGGTAGGGGCCTGCATCGTCGTCCCGCCCGTAGCGGAGCGGCCGATCCGACACACCGGCGCGGGCATCACTCAGGCGAACCCGGTGCTCACGCCGTCGGTCGTCGAGTGCATGGGACGCACCACGTCGATCGCCTTCTCCGGCTACAACGGCGACATCATCGTCGGCGGGGACGTCGCGCCACCGCAGCGATGGAACGAGCCCGCGGCAACCTTCCGAGGTTTCGCTGCCGGAGGTGCCTCCGACGGCTCGATCATCAACTACAAGTACAAGAAGACCGTCGGCTGCGTCGAGAACGCGACGCACTCGATCTGGCTGGCGGGCTCCAATGGTGGTGGCGGGATCCTGTCCCGCGCGGTGGGCGCTACGAAGCACACGCTGCGGACGACGCTCTACTACGGCGAGGTGCAGGACGGCGGGTCCGCTGATCCCCGGCGCACCAAGAGCCGCACCATCCTCCAGGACGGCACCACCGACTTCGTGGCGTGCAAGCGCAGCTCGGGCTCCCCGGCGTGGGGCGTGGCGCGCTCTACTGACTCGGGAGTCAACTGGACCGCCTGGTCGTTCGGTACCGGCCGGAACTACACGGCGATGGTGAAGTCGCCGCAGTACTCCTGCATCTACGCGGCGGCCGACAACCGTGAGGGCTCCGGCAACGACGGCGTCTTCATCTTCACCGGCCTTGGCTCGGGCTCCGCAACGGTCACCCGCATCGACAACATCGGCACCGGCGCCCCCACCATCGCCGATGCCCGCGACGTGTGGGTCGGCCACATCGGCACCACCGACTACCTCTTCGTGCAGGTCGGCAACAAGGCTGGCTCGGACGCTGACCGTGGGACGTGGCGCTGCAAGATCAACGCTGACCCGACCGGTGGCGGGTTCGGCGCGGGCAACATCACGTGGGAGCACATCCACACGCCCGGCTCCGCCGACCGGGTGAACGCGATCGTCGGCTTCCAGCCCAACGCTGGAGCCAGCCCGATCTACCTGATGTCGGGGTACTTCAAGTCCTCGACGAACGCCACGGGCACCTACACGCTCAGCCCTGGAGCTGGCGGAACGGTGAAGACGTACCGGGTGATGGCGGTCCGCACCCTCAACGGCGACGCCACCACGCCCTCGTGGGATGTTGTTTCAAATGCAACTAACGTCGACATGCGGACCTATGGCACCGACCGTGATCACGTCATGACCTACGTCGGTGAGACCTCGAACGAGAACTCGCGCTTCGGCGGGACCAGCTACTCGATCCAGGACATGGCGATCTCCGCCAACGGCCTCCGCATCGTCGTCGCCGGGAAGTCCTCGCCGTGGATCTGCGACAACCCGTGGGCCACGACGCCGACGTGGCGTCCCTTCTCCAAGGGCCTCGGCGTCCTGGAGGGCGGCTACGCCTCCACCTACGCAGGCAAGCACCGCTTCGCCATCGCGGACGACGACCGTGGCATGTACACCTTCACCACCTTCGGCTACCTCCGGCCCGAGTGGGTGATCGCCGAGAACATCGACGGCGTCGTCTCCACCGCGAACGCCATGAACTCCGTGGCCGTGGCCGCTGACGGCGTGTCGCTGCTGTCTCCTCGGGACGCGGACGGCCGCAGCTACATCACCACCGACCCGTGGACCTATGAGGACGCGTTCATCACCGCCCTCTACACGTCGTCGAGGACCGCGCCTGCGATCTGCACCGCCCAGTGGGTAGATGCAACTGCAACTACCCGGACGCTGGAGGTGACCCGCACCGCCATCTATCGGGACGGCACCCAGGTCGCGACCATCGCCTCCGCAGCGGCGACTCGCGCCGAGTTCCTCTACGCCGGGGCGACCTGCTGGCTGCATGTTCCCGACCTCGGGGTCTACCGCTCGACGAACAACGGCGCGAGCTGGACGCTCTGGTGGAACTACGCCGTGTCGGACTCGCAGACCGCCAAGTACTCGGGCCACATCGCCCACTTCCCTGGCTCGACCACGCTCTACGCCGCCTTCGATGCGGGCGGCGTGTGGCGCTGCACCGACGCTGACGTCTCCGATGCTGGCACCGGGCTGTCGGGCTCCCGTCCGACATCTACGAACCTGATCACCGGCGGCGCGCTGCCGTCGGGAACCGAGGACATCTCTGCCATCGGCGTCGACCAGGTGTCCGGAACGGTCTACGCCTGCGGGTACTCTCGCACCGGCGCGGCTCTCGGGCATCTCTACCGTCTGACCCGCGGGCTGGGCTCGAACTGGGTCCGGATCGACGACACCGAGTACTCCGAGTCCTGCCTGGTGCCTCAGTTCCTCACCGCCTACGGCGGCTGGGTCTGGATCTCCACGGCATCGAACTGCACCCTGAGAAGGATGTTCTGATGGCATCGCCCTGCACCCAAGACTCCAACTCGGTTGCCCTCACCGAGACGACCGACGGCAAGCTCGAAGCCGATGTCCGGCTCCAGCCGCTGACCACCGGCTCGTTGGGCGAGGACACGAACGGCATCGGCGTGACGTTCGCGCCCGACGGCGGCATCCACGGCACGGCGACGGGCGCCGCGCTGAAGCTCGTGCAGGGGCTCTACATCGGCACCGAGGGTCTGGTGAAGGTGAATGGCTACGCCGTCTCCTCCTCTCCCGGCTCGTCCCCGAACGCCAACCTCGTCCGTGGCTCGAACGTCCAGTACGGCAATACCCTCACCCTCAACGGCTCGCTGGCCTCGAACCAGATCGCCTCCTACGTGATGACGCATGCCCGGTGGCGTGGCTTCTGGGCGACGAACCTGACCGCGTTCGGCGGGCTCACGCTTGATCGTGTCGACGCCTACCTTCAGCTCAACGTGGACGGTGGCGGGTGGAACACCGTCGACATCGCTTCCCTGACGCGTGCCGATCAGGGCGGCACGTTCGAGCTGGACTACTGGTATCCGTTCGTCATGGCCAATGGCACCGCCCACACGATCCAGTCCCGGCTCCTCGTCGGCGGCGGGACGGTGACGGCGTCCAACCCGCAGGGCATCATCGAGAGCGAGTTCGGCGGCGTGCTGGAGTGGCTCTACTGAACGGGCACGAGGGTCAGGATCAGCTTGACCCGACCCTTCGGGATGTGGGTGTCACGGGATGGCGCCCAGAAACGACTCCAGGCCACGTGCGCTCCATCGTCTGCTCGAAGCACCTTGCCGTCCACGAGGCCGTCGATTGCAGCCTTGGCGAGGAGGGCGTGTCCGGCCTGGTCGGCGAGCCCACCGGAGGAACGCTGGACGACGTTGATCTCGATCCCGACGGTTTCGGCGACGCGGATCCGGGAAGAGAGACCTAGCCAACCGAAGTCCTCGCGCCAGGTCTTGATGATCTGGGCCCGAGCCGACCAGTGCATCGTGTGCGAGCCGTTCACCGTCATGGTTGGACCGACGTGTTCGAGGGTGAGCAGCTCCACGAGCACGGAGTGTAAGGTGTAAACATGATGACGGGGATCGAGTCCCGTTGGGTCATGGTCGAGGCCCACTCCTTGGCTGACCTCATCGCGCTCGCCGTCATGGCCGCTGAGCGGCTCGACCTCCGGGATGCTGCGCTGGCGCGCGAGCTGACCGGCGCCGCGGCTAGCGTCCGGGAGTCGCAGGAGTCCCTGCACTTCCCTGACATGGAGCGATGATGGGCTGTTCCCGGTGTGGCAAGAAGTCCGAGCCTGCGACCAGGATGATCGGCTACGCCGGTGATCGCTACCGCGGAACCTGCCAGTACCAGTACTTCTACCTCGTCGGGAAGGGCACGGAGTCAGAGCGCCTCTTCGCTCCCAGCGACATCGTCGGCGCCTCCGCCTACAGCTCCGCCAACGGGCTCAGCATCCAGGCCATCGTCGGCAACAAGCTCCCCGCTGACGCCGCCGAGGCGCTCTGCCCGTAGGAACGAGATCAGCTCGAAGCCTTCGAGGGCGTCGAGCATCCGTCCGATTTCGGGCTCGGCGAGATCCTTCCAGGACTCCACGTCACGCCATAGGAGCTTCTCGGCAAGGTCGATTCGGTCCTCGCGCGTGAGTCCCAGCTCTCTGGCCAGCATGTAGATCTTCCGACGCTTCCTCTCGCGTTCGTCGATCATCTCCCCGTTTACATCTGTCATCCCTTACGCTCCTCGCGTGCCGGTGGGGCTGGACCTTCGCGACGACGACACTCTGCCCCGGTACATCCGAGCCGTCCAGGACTTGGACGACACGTGGAAGAGTCGAGGCCGCTGTCGTCGATACGGCGCTGGCGCCCAAGCAGTCTGGTTCCTGGAGTCGAAGCACCCGGGCCTCCGAGACCGACCAGGGCTGCCGAAGATCACCGGGAACATCCTTGCCGAGATCGCGCTGGGCGAGTGCCACCAGTGTCCGGTCCAGTGGCAATGCGTCTTCTACGCCACCAAGGGCGAGCAGGACTTCGGCATCTGGGGGGTGCGCTCGACGGACCGCAAGTACCTGCGGCGCTGGTTCCCCTCCACGTGGGAGGACCACCTGGAGAAGGCGCGCGACGAACACGAGCCGGTGCAGGAGATGATGGCGCGGATGCGAGTCATCCGCCGCAACGCCCGCGTGGTCTGAGCCGTATACACTCAGCGTCGTGTTGCACCACGTCGAGGACGCCCGAGTCACCAGCGGCAGCGAGGTCATCTCCCAGCACGCCCGGGTCAACGAGAACGGCGGCGTCGTCAAGATCTACATCCCCAGCGCCGAGCCCAACCGCTGGATCCCCTACGGCTGGATGCGCTACAAGGAGCGCCGGGAGATCGGTGAGTCCACCGCCTTCTTCGGCGTGCCCTCCGGGCGCAACATCCCAGTCACCTGGAACATCACCCCCAACCCCTGCCGGAGCTGCCGATGACCCCCCTGATCGCCCTGCTGTTCATGTCCCTCGCGACGTGGCGCGTCACCCGGTTCTGGCTGAAGGACTCGCTCATCGAGAACGTCCGGATGAGCCTCGAAGGCTGGCTCTCGAAGAACGTCACCAAGCGACGCCACCGCAAGCTCCTGGAGCTGATCACCTGCCCGTGGTGCATCAGCGTCTGGGTCTCGGCGGGCTTCACCGCGCTGTGGCGCTGGCAGGAAGGCGACGGCTACGGCTGGTTCGTCACCGGGCTCGTGTGGCTCGCAACTGCCGCCGGGGCTATGGCATGGTGGAGGACGATGGAGGACGCATGAGCAACATCGAAGACCGCGACGCCTTCCAGGTCATCCAGATCCTGGAGGCCGTGAAGGACGGTGTCTCGCCGCTCGATGCCGCCGTGCAGGCCGGGTGGACACCGGCCCAGTTCCGCAAGCGGATGTCCGACCGTGACTTCGCTCAGCTCATCATGGAGCACGAGGAGGTCGCCGTCGCCTCCGTCGAGTCGAAGCTCCACCTCCTCGCGATGGACGGCAACATGTCGGCGATCGCCCTCTACCTCTACAACAAGGCGCCGCACCGCTGGTCCGACCGAAAGCGCGTCGACGTGAACACCGGCGTGCAGGTCAACATCGCCGTGGTGGAGACCACCAAGGCCACCCTCCGGGAGCTGATGGCCGAAGACCCCGTCGCCTACGCACGAGCCTTCGCTCCTGGCGGGGCGCTCGACGCAGCGATCGACGTGGATGCCACCGAGTCTGAATAGGCAAGACACCGAGCTGATGCGCAAGGGGGTGACCCCTTCCCGCTTCGCCCAGTACGTGTCGAAGCCAATGACCGGCTACCAGTGGATGCCGGGCCCGCACCTGCTGTACCTGGAGGAGCGCGTCCTGTTCGCTCTCAACGAGACCGAGCAGCAGTCCTTCATCCAGGTCAACATGCCGCCCCGCCACGGCAAGACCGCCTTCACGTCGGTGTTCCTGCCCGCGTGGATCCTCGGGATGTTCCCCGAGAAGCGGATCATGCTCGTCACCTACTCCGACGACTTCTCGATCCAGTGGGGCGGCTCGGTCCGCAACATCCTGAAGACCTATGGCAAGGAGATCTTCGGGCGCACCGTCGACAAGACGATGTCCTCGAACGGGAACTGGCGGATGGAGTCGTCCTTCGGCGGGATGCTCGCTGTCGGCATCGGTGGTGGCATCGCCGGTCAGGGCGCGGACGTCCTGATCATGGACGACGTCATCAAGAACGCCGAGGAAGCCGCCTCCCCCACCACCAAGGCGAAGCACTGGGCAGAGTTCACGCAGAACATCCGCCCCCGGTTGGAGCCGGGCGGGCTGATGATCAACGTGCAGACCCGATGGGCCGAAGACGATCTGTCCGGGATGATCGAGATGGCCTCGGGCCCCGACTCGGACAACTGGGAGCGCATCGTGTTCCCGGCCATCTGCGAGCCGCCCGACGGCTACGAGGGGTCCTTCGACGACTACGTCGACATCATCGGCCGCCACGTCGGAGAGCCCCTGTGGCCTGCGCGCTGGAGCTTGGACGCCTTGCAGCGGATCCAGAAGCTCAACGAGATGACCCCGGCCACGTGGGATGCGCTGTACCAGCAGCGCCCCGTCCCCCGCGGTGGGTCGATGTTCCCCGTCGACAACTGGCAATGGTTCCCCTACGGGGACCTGCCCCAGACCAAGGCCCAGTGCCACGCCCTTGTCCGGGTGTGGGACCTGGCGTCCTCGCAGGACTCTGGCGACTGGTCGGTCGGTCTGCTGATGGGGGTCGACGCCCGCAACCACTTCTACATCTTCGACGTGAAGCGCTTCCGCAAGCATCCGCAAGGCATCGAGCAGGAGCTGGTTGCCACCGCGAATGAGGATGGGATCAACGTGGCGATCCGCATCGAGCAGGAGCGCTCCGGTGCAGGGTCGATCGTCGTTGAGAACTACAAGCGCCTGCTGACCCGCTGGGATGTCGACGGCCGCAAGCCGGTCGGCACGAAGGAGAACCGGGCGTCAGTGTTCTCCGCCAAGGCGGCGTCGCAGATGATCTACCTGCCCGACGGTGCGCCGTGGGTGAAGGACTACGTCGAGGAGTGCCGCCGCTTCCCTCGTGGCCGCTACGACGACCAGGTCGACACCTCGGTCTACGCCTACGACCACCTCGCCGCGCAGGCCGGTGGCACCACCTTGTGGACGCCGTCAGACCTTGGTCGCCTCATGACCGAACGGGACATGCAGTCGCTCATCGGCCAGCTTCTCTGAGCACTCCACCTGCTCGGGCGCGAACGGCTTCCACACGGTGACCCGCTCGCCCTTGTAGCGGACAGGGACGGGGACCATCAGCGTGAACGCCGCCGTCGGGTGCGGCTCGTCGAACCGGAACGGAGCAATCTTGCGCCCTCGCCACGCGGTGAGCACCGTGTGGTCGATGCCCAGCACGCCGGTCTCCATGAAGGCGGGATGCCTGCGACGATCGTTGACGGCGCGCTGCACCCGCTGGTGCGCCTTGATCCCTGCGCTGCCCGCGGACGGCCGCTTCCCTCCGCCGACGGTGTACACGTTGCGGAACAGCCAACGCGAGGCGTGATGCCATGCGTCGGGCGGGAGGGTCACGTCGACGGAGTGCCCGAGGCGGTTCGCCTCCTCGAAGAACTCGTCGACGATCTCCTCGCCCGGATGGTCGACGAAGGCCCTACGAACCCAGAGGGCCTGGCGCTCCGTCAACCTCACCAGCATGTATCCGTCTCCACGCTCTAGCCATCGTCGAGAAGTACTCGTCGAGTACCTCTTGTGCCCGTTCCTGGGCCTTCCACTCGGGATAGCCCATCTCGATCAGATCGTCGCGCATCATCGAGGCCACGGACCGGATGCTCTCGAAGTCGCCCATCACAGCCTGATGGGCGTCTTCGAGAACAGCCAGCTCGAAGGCTCGCTGTTCCTCGGGCGTCATGTGTCCCGCTGAGTGACCACTGGGTGCCAGTAGACCAGCTCGTCGGTCCACTCGTCGCCATCTTCGTTGACGAACAGACCCTCGGTGTCGTTGAGACGACGGACCAGCATCGCTGGAGACCCGTCCCGGATGCTGTGGTGCGTGACTGTGTAATCCATCACTCGCTCCCTTGCTCTGCCTTGTCCTGTGCGGCCCTGACTTCCAGCAGCCGGATCTCCTCGGCGAAGGCGTCGAGGTTGGCCTTGCCCCAGTCGTTGACCGTGGCGTAGCCCGCCTCGGTGGCGATCGAGCGGAGGGCCTCGACGTACTTCTCGTCCTGGTCCTTCAGCGACTTCGCCCGAGCCATCAGCGCCTTGTAGGCGTTGCTGCGCTCCTCGATCGCCTTCTCCTCGGCGAGGAGGCGCTCCAATTCCTCGTCGCTCGGCGGCTCCGGCACCTGAAGCTGGGGCTCCCGGTAGTTGTCGTTGCGGAACTGCTCCGCGTCTTCCGAGTGACCGCGGACCCACAGGTCCAGTGCCACGCCGAAGCGCATCGCCGCGTTCCTGAGCGCGTCACCGATCAGCACCTTCACGGCGTTGGGCTGGTTGGTGGCGCAGTCGCCGTAGCCGAGGCGGGTGACGCCATCGACGGTGAGCTTGATCCACAGGCCGATCGGCCGACCCTGTGGATCACGGTCGAACACGGGCAGGCCGTTCGCATCCTTGGCGAGGGGCTCCCAGGTCCACTTCGGGTCGACGTCGAGGAGCCGTGCGGTGACGGCACCGTGGCCGACGTACTGGAGCTGCACGCCCGCCTTGGGCAGGATCCCGACCTGGCTGGCCGGGAACGGGTCGCTCAGCTTCACCTTGCCGGTGTCGGCCACCGAGGCGAGCGCCTTGCGGGCTGCCGCCTGCGCCTTGGTGGGCGCGGTCGCCGGGGTGGTGGGTTCGTTGGTCTCGGTCATAGAGCTTCTTCCTGTTCTGCTTGGGGCCAGACCTTCTCGCTGACCTTGATGACGTTGCGCTTGGTGATGTGGATCCGACGCGAGTTCGGGATGTCCTCGGTGTAGGTCTCCACCAGCTCGGGATGGTCGGCTAGCAGACGCTTCACGTTCACGCCCCGGCTTGGCTTTGGAGCCTTGAACGAGACAACTTCCAACCCTCCGGCCATCCCGACCGAGTGGGAACCGAGCCAGCGGACAAGCTGATCCCGGGCCTCGCGCTTTGCTGCCTCCGCCTGCTTCATCTGCTCCGACGCCTCTTGGTAGGCGAGCAGCACCTCCATCGCGTGGGCGTCATCAGGGAGAGCGACGGCTTGGCCGTCGTCCACCGGGTGGATCATCGCGATGTTGTCCGCCGACAGGTCGATCCCGCCCGGCACCTCACCGATGTGCAGCGCCGCCATCACGTCCTCGGCGCGGTTCATGATCCGCTCGAACTCGCGCTCATCGAACTCGACGTAGGCGATCTGCACTTCCAGCCGCCCGTCGAGGTAGGCGAAGATCGTCTCGCGCGACCCGTAGCAGCCCATCTGCGACTGCGCCTGGTACCACCAGTAGCGGGGCACCTCGGCCCCGACCCAATCGGTAGTGGACTTCACCTCCAGGTGCTGGTCGGGGTTGTCGATCTCGACGCCGTCGAGCGTGGCCAACATGCAGCCGTAGCCGTGGAGCACGAGCGGCTTCACGAACTGCTTCGACAGCATGTCCGAGGCCACGTCCATGATGTAGGGCTCCATCCTGGTGCCCCGCCGCATGGCGTCGTTCTCCTCGGTGCGGTGGCCGGTCAGCTTCTGAGCGCACACGTCGCCCAACGTCTCGAACGGGTGGACTCCGAACAGAGCGCCGGTCAGCGACGCGTTGAAGTAGGGGGATCGGAGATCCAGCCAGTCCTCGACGTCTGGCGGGTAGGGCAGCGTGAAGCGCTCGGCCACTCACTCCCCCTCGTCCGAGATCGACAGCCACGGGAAGCTGGTGGCCAGCGTCTCGCGGTCGATCAAGTGGCGCTTGTGGTTCAGCCTCGGCTCGCCCATGTGCTTGGCGCAGAAGAACCTCGTCGAGTAGTCGTCTTGGAGATAGACGAACTCGGACGGCTCGTGACAGAGCGGGCAGCGAGGGACGTACATCTGCACGATCCGCTGATGCTGAGCCCGGTAGCCGCGCTCGTGCTCGATGACCTTGCCGGACAGCTCGACGAGCAGGTCGACGGTTCCCATGCTGTGCCACGCGTCGACGTCGGCGGGCACGGCGTAGAAGCCGCATTGACAGTCTGGATCCGGCGCGTCGTGGTTCTTGCTCACGGCCCACGGGTCGTAGTAGCTGGAACACTTCCGGCACACCGCATCCATGTCCTCTTCGAGGGGAATGTTGTTGAAGTTCAGCGACGCCAGATGCAGTCCCTTGCGGTTGAGGCCGATGACCGCGGCACGGTGGGCCAGGATCGGAATCTCCGACTGGACCACCTCCAACTCGGGCTTTGGGTCCACGATCGTCCCCGGGATCGACACTCCACCTCGTGGTGCGGCGAACGCCGGGAGGCTGTTGCCCCAGTTGATGCTCCAGCTCGTCGCCGCCGAGAAACCGGGCGTGTTGACGGGCGTCATTGAGATGGTCGTATCGCCGAGGGGCTTCCAGATCCCGCCGTCGACTTGGTACCACGCCTTGCCTGTCGTGGCGTCGATCGCCAGTTTCGTGCTCATGCGGGCACCGGGACGGGATGCGCCGGGGCAGGCTGGCGCACGGGCGCGGGCGCCTTCTCCGGGATCGGGATGTCGTGGATCCGCTTGGGCTTGCCGATGTCAGCCATCTTCCTTCTCCTCTGCGCTCACGATGTTGTGGACGACGATGCCGTCGTCGTGGATCGAGTAGAGGACGAACAGGTCGGTGTCGGGGACCTGCATGGCGAACAGGTCGCCGCGTGCCTCCGCCGCCTTCAGCAGTTCCTCACCCTCTTCGTCGTTGATCACTTCGTAGTCGTCGCTCATGACGTCCTCTCCGGATGGCACTCCATCCTGTGGTCGTAGTAGGTCCACGAGCACTGGATCGAACCGCCGACGTCGTACCAGTCGCAGTCGGCGCAGACGATCCGCCCGTAGTCGCTGTCGTACTCGCCCCGCTCGGTGTGAGCGGGCCAGATCGTGTCCACCTCAGTCCTCCCATGAGGCCAGGCAGTCCTCGATGAACGTCTGAGCCTCGATCAGAGCCTCGCGCGTCGGTGCATCGAGGCTGTCTGGATAGGCCAGCTTCCGGCACCGCTCGGCCCACGCCCTCAGCGGGCGGTTGGGCTCGTCGGTGATGGCACGGCCAACCGCCGCCCTGACCTTCTCCATCACGGCGACCGGGTCTTCCTCCTCGACCACGATCGCCTCGATAATCTCGTCGTCGGCGTCAAGGGCGCCAGCGACCGCGCTCGCCTCACCTTGCGGCAGGGAGGCGGCGGCGTGTGAGACCTCGGAGATGGGAAGGTGCAGGGCAGCGGCGATCTTGTCGAGCACCTGTGCCCGGTGCAGCTCCTGGTAGGCCACCCAGCGGGTGACGGGCATGTTGTCGTCGGCCCACGCCCCGAAGGAGGTGTAGCCCAACTCTCGCCAGCCCTTGATCTTCGCGAAGGCGACGAGCGCCTCGTAGAGGTCGTGGCTGGCCCGGACGATCTGGGCGGCCAGTGTCTTGGCGGCCACCCGCTTGGAGGGGGTTCTGGCGGGCACCATAGAAGTGTATACGCCAGGGACTAGCCCTCAGCGTCCTTCATGGCCGCCAGCACCTGCTCTAGGTCCAGGCCGCTCTCCGCCGCGGCGGTCATCCAGGCCACCTCCAGCGACATGCTGGCCTCGATCTGCGCGTCCGTGATCGCCTGGTTCAGCTCGTCGAGCGGAACATCGCGCTCCTGGCAGATGTCGACGAGGCGCCTGATGAGGGCCGACTGCATCGCGTTCTGACCGGACAGGCGCGCCATCGCCTCGGACGCCATGAGGGTCCACTTCATGATGTCAGGAGCGAACTGGCGCGCGATGCGCCTCTGATGTCGGATGGGCAAGGCCATGCGGCCTCCTCTCAGTTGATCGGCGGGAGCGTCAGAGGGAGAGCCTTCCGCGTATCCACACACGGTGCCCCGAACGTAAGGCACGCCGATCGGCCGACCCAACACACGTGGAGCCGTCGGCGCAGGATCCTGTAACTCTCCCGCCGAAGAGGGGTGGGCGGGAATCGAACCCGCATGACCTGCTTTGCAGGCAGGCGCCTTGCCCAACTCGGCCACCACCCCCGGGCCGCTAGTACGTGGCCCAGGCTTGCCAGCCCTGCGCCTCGAAGACGAAGCGCGCGGCCAGCATGTTCGTCTCGGGGTCCAACAGGTCTCGGCGGTTGCAGGCGATGCCTGCTCGGCAGAGAGCTGGAACCCAGGTCCCGTGGATCTGCATGAGCCCCCAGTCGTCCGTCGGCCCGATGGCTTCGGGCTGGCAATGGGACTCACGAGGCATGATGACAGTCGAGATCGGCGAGCGCCACTCGGTGGGCGTGAACCCCGCAGAGATGGCGTCGTCGTACCACTCGGCGCACGGCCGCCCCTCGGTGGCATCGGCTCTGTCAGCCTCGTACTGGAGGGCCGCTTCCTTCGCTTCCGCCTCGTGGCCGTTCATCACGGCATCCACGTAGCGGAGGTACTGCGAAGTTGTGCAGCCCGTCAAGGCAAGGACGAGCCCCGCCGTCGCAACGATGCGCTTCATCGGTCTACCTCCTGAGCGCGCAAAGGCCCCACTAGCGTGGGGCCACGCCCAAGCCTAGACCGTCCGAGGGATGTCGTACTTGATGCGGAGCGCTTCGGCGATGGTGTCGAAGTCCCAGCCCCGGTCGTCGTTGGCGCTGGCGGCCTCGACGTAGCCGACGTCGGGGTAGCCGTCGTTGTCTTCCGGGTCGAACGGACGGATGTTCGGCAGCGTCGGGTTGTCGTCGGCGATGCCGAGCCACTCCTGCACCGGCTTGGGCAGGGTGTCGCTGTTCCGAAGTGTCCCACCCTGGGGCGGGTTCCAGATGTACGCCCACCTCTTGTCGCCGTCGTTCAGATCTTCTGGCTCGACGGTGAGGTTCACGCCGTTGCGGATCGCGACCTCGCAGGCCACGCCGAGGCAGCAGAACTCGTCCGGTCCGCCCGGGTACTGGGAGCGCCGGAGCGCGCCCTGCCCCTGGGGGATCTGGTCGTTCTCCAACGACTCGATCCACAGCTTGATGTGTTCACGGTTGCCTGGTTCAAGGGCGCTCATGGTGAGTCGCACTCTCCTTCCACTTCCAGGACGTGGTCCCACCACTTCTCGTCGATCGAGTTGAAGAGATCGACCACGTCAGGGGTCATCATCGTGTGCAGCGCGCCAACTCGGTCGATGTCCTTCTGGATGATGTACACCGGATGGCAATCGTCGTCAGCTTCGAGCCAGAGCGCATACGCGAACTGGTCGGTCGGCTCCGACAGAACGGCTGTATACATGAGACCGTGGATCTCACCTATACAACTCTCCAGGTCGGGGCAGTCCCGTTCCTCAATGGCATCGAAGCGTGAGTGGATCGCGGCACCCACCGTCTCTAGACGATGGTCATACCGTCTGATCTTCCACGCAGTCATTGTCCTCCTCTATGAAGATGCCGATCGTTGCCGACGAAGCACCCTGCACGGGGACGTGCAAGATGTGACACCGGCCGATCAGCATGTGGGTCAACTGTTCGGCGTCGAAGCCGAACCCCGTCGGGATCAGGACGTCAATCTCGATCCGAACCAGGTCTCCTCGCATCTCGTGCCTCCTCTAGTTCTCTTCGGAGGTCTGCATTCTCTGCTTTGAGGAGCTTGATGGTCAGCATCGCGTAGCAGAAGTCTGCGAGCGTCAGCCGTCGTCCGGCTGGTCCCACCACCACGACATCGCTTGCCTCATCCATCGCCAGATCCTCCTCACCAATCCTCCAGGGCGTCCCGGAAGGCGCCCTCCTTCTCCAGCGCGTCGTGCAGCTCGCGGGCGTAGGTGGCGACGCAGTCGTTGTAGCCCTGTGCCCACGCCGCGTTGATCGCTTCGACGACAGTCGCGTCGAGCGGCTGCCGCAGATGTTGCGGAGTGAAGTCCGCCATCCATCCCGGCGCATCAGCGGGCTTGCGCCGCTCATGCCACTGTCGAGCCCTGACAGAGCGCTTCATGAGCGCACCATCGTCAGGTTGGAACGGACCGATTCCATCTGCAATGTGGGTGCCGTGCCGTTCAGGAACGCCAGCACCAGGTCGAAGTCGCGCACCTCGGCGAAGCACGAGTACGAGCCGTCAGCCCGCTCGGCGAGCATGTCCCAGCCGCCGAAGTTCATGTCGTCGGGCTCTCGGCACTTGACGATTCGGATCTTCATGTGAACTGCCTCTCCAGCTCCGCCAGAATGGCGACCCGATTCTCGATCGCTAGCGAGAACCCGCGTCGCCGCCGCCACTCCTGGAAAGCGATGACCAGGTGATTCACCAGAGCCCCGAAGAACCCGGCGACAACCGTGCCGATCACCACCGCCCAGCCATCGATGTTCTCGAACATGTTTCCTCCTCCGCCGGAAGGGCGGGGCCGGACACCCCGCCCTTTCCGACTAGCCCTTGGTCAGGCCGGGGTCTGACCGGTGCGGGCAGCGTACGCCGCCACGCCCTCGGCCGAGGCGACGGCGACCGTGCCGTCGACCAGCTTGACCAGCACGGGCGACTCCGCCTTCAGGCTGTAGTCGTCCGCGCCGCCAGCCGGGCGGCGGCTGGCCTTGTTGTAGAAGCCGGACTTGCGGATGCGCCGCGAGCCGGGGACGGGCAGGGCGCCGCCGAGGGCGTCCAGCTCATCGGTGAAGTCCACCGTCTCGGCGATCGCCGGGACCGAGGACGTGGGCTTGCTGTAGGCCGTCTTCATGACGGTCCTCCTTTGGGTGTAGCTGGTTGCTGTGTGGATCACCGCCGCGGCGGCGACTCGCGGCGCCAGCCCCCGCGAGTCCTTGTCCCCCTCGGTCGAGGGGGAGATCTTGCTCAGCCGCCGAGAGCGGCGAGCACCTTGTCGTGGCCGGGAACGGTGATGCCGTTGCGGACGTGCAGTCCACGCAACTCCGACCACTGATCGCCAGCCACCGACTGGTAGGTGGCCTGCTTGTCGAGGAGAGCGCCGAGGCGCTCATCCGCCGAGCCGAAGATCTCGATCGTGCGCTCCAACGTCAGCGGCCAGTCGGGCGAGAGCACGTGACGACGATGGTGCGCCTCTGTCCGCTGCGGGTTCGGGATGTATCCGCCGCCCGCCAGCAGCCAGAGCCGCCGTGCCCTCTCGTGCAGGTCATCGACCCACGCCCACTCCCGGAAGATCTCGGCGAACTGCTCCGCCACCTCCACCTTCGACAGCGCCACCGACAGCCGACAGGCCATCTCGGTGCGCCACGCCGCTCGGGAAGCGTTGAAGATCCGAACCTCGTAGAACCCGCCGTGTGCAGCTCGTGCCAGATCGGCGTGACGGTCCCAGCCCATCATCTCCATCTTCGTCTCGAACCCGCGCCGCCACTTCAGGTTGAAGGTCTTGGACTTCTCGCCGAGCATGTCTTCCATGCAGACGAGAGTGTCGCCCCACATCTCCCAGTCCTGGTGCTGCATCATCATGAGCAGCGCTGAGACTCGCTCGTTGTTGCCACGCCGCTGCGCCCACACCGAGCCTGCGATGTACTCCCACAGGATCGGCTCCAGCGCCAGCCACGCCTCGGTCATCGTCTTCGACGGCGTCCAGTCGTCCGGCGGAAGGTGGTTCTGGCCCCGTACTTGCGGCGCCCAGCCGAGATGGACGTGCATCCCGCACATCATCGCCGTCGACGCGTCCACGTCGAGCGCCGCTTCCTGGAGCGCTTCCATCGCGTGGATGGCCCGCTCCCAGCCGCCGGGAGTGTCGAAGAACAGCCCCGAGATGATCTCGCCACCGCACGACGAATCCCGCTGCGCCCGGAACGTCACGTTCCAGATGTCCGAGCAGTCATCGCAGTCACAGTGGTAGCCGTGCAGGCGACCTTCCTGCCGTGCCAGGCCGCGTTCGGTGAGTTCACCGATCAGCGCCGGTACCTCGCTCATGAACTCGGCCTCGAATCCGAATGATCTGGGCATCAGACCTCCTCATCTTCGTAGTCGTAGTCGTCGGTGTAGTCGTCGTCGTCGGGCGGGTCGTCTTCGTCGCCGTCGGGCAGCCCGTCGGCCCAGGACAAATCGGGCGGTGGATGGATGCGGCCCGAGATGTTGAGGCGGGCCGCTGCCATTCGCTGCACCTCGTCGTAGGACACCCGCAGCGACTCCCGCAAGGTCGGTGTCGCCGCCGTGTTGCTGTACTGGAGGGTGTAGTTCTCGTCGTTGACGGCGTACCACTGGGCGTTGGTTCTGGTCGACGACGCCCGAGGCATCGGAGGCGGAGGCGCGATCGACGCCGTCAGGAAGTCGTCACGCAGCCTCGCCCAGTAGCGATCCGGCGTGTAGAACCTCAGCCCGGTGTCGGTCTTCGCGCATGGCCGGTAGCCCCACTCCATCGACGCCACCTCCTCCAGCGAGGAGTTCGGCGACATCGGGATCACGTGAGGCGTGTCTTCCATGTCGTGGAGGAACGGCTCCAACTGCTGCTCCAGGAAGACGGAGAAGTCGTGTTCGAGCAGCGGCAGCATGAAGACCTGCGGAGCAGGACGGCGGTCGGTCGGATCGAGCGCCACCGCCAACGCCTTGTCGCCGCCGACACGCACCTCGATCAGATCGTCGAACACGATCGGCTCCCGATCCCACAGCGCCCGACCAGGGAGTCTCTCGTGGATCCTGATCCGTCCCAGCGCGTCCTCGATGGTGAGGGCGCACGCGTACGCGTTGAGCCCGCCCCACTCGTCGTGGGCGTTGGCCAGTTCCCGCAGACGCATCAGCGCCCGCTGTACGTGGGACTTCTCGTTGTCTTCCACCAGCCTTGCCATCAGTTCACCTCCACTGACGAGACGTCGATGATCCCGTCGTCCTCATCCCACTGGCAGTCCCGCGGCAGGACCAGCTCGCCGCCCTGGTTGACCCACTGTTCGATCTCCATGCCCGACTTGTAGGCCAGGATCAGCGCGTCGGCGAGGTCGTCCTTCTCGTCCTCCTCTGCCGCGACGAGCGCCTCCCAGTACTGCTCTCCTCGCTCGCTGTGGTCGTTGAGGATCGCCTCGACGTCTGCGTCGTTGACGTCGTCGTCGTCCGGAACCATCGCTGCTGCGTCGAGAGCGAAGGCGCCCTTCGTGGGGATCTTGTCCGGCTCGTCCCGCCACACATGCAACGGATAGATCCGCTTGGTGGGCAGCACCACCTCATCGGAGCAGCCCTTGTCGAACCACATCTCGATGAAGGACATCCCGCTCTTGTAGGAGGCCGCCTTGAACGTGCCGATCAGATCGCAGAACTCGGGATCGTCCGGGACGAACACGACGGCGTCGTCGGGCTTCAGCACATAGCCGCCACCACCGATCACCCACGACGTGTCTTGGCGCGCTTTGCTCGACGTCGAGCCCTGCGTTCCAGTCGCCGCCGGAGCTTTGGAGTCAGAAGCTCGACGAAACCCGCCAGCAGTCCAGCTCCCACCCCGGGAGTAGTCCCAGGCGTCAACGCTCCCGTAGCTGGAGATGTAGATCTTCTCCGGTGGCTTGAACTCGGTGATCTGGTGCTCCAGGACGCCTTCGGCCGTGTGGACGAAGCGCAGCATGGCGCCTTCCTTGATGGCGTCGATCGTGATGGAGCCGGGGAACAGCACCGCCGCCTTCGCCACCGCAGCGTTCGTCGAGGCGAAGATGACCGAGCCGCCCTCGGTGATGCCGACGTTCAGTGGCGACGACGTGTGCCGTGCCATCCACAGAGCGCCGGGATCGGACTTGTCGATCCACGCCACCGCGATCGACCCTTCGAGTTCCTCCAGGGCGACCTTCGCCCCGAGATGGTTGATGGCGGCGAAGATCGCCTCCGAGTCCACCTTCCCGACCCGGGTCCAGCCGTACTTGCGGTACAGCTCGTAGTCGTTGGAGACGCACCCATTGTGGACGCCGATGATGTTGTCGCACACGATCGGGTGGTTGTTGACGTTGTCCTTCGGGTCGCCCTGCGTCGAAAGTCTGCTGTGAGCGATCACCAGCCGACAGCCAGCGCCGATCCCTGGATGCGTTGCCAGGAACTGCGATGCAGGCACCGGGTACTTCGCGAGACGCACCCGATTCGAGGCCGTGACCCGAGCGATGCCCGTCGCCTCCTTGCCTCGCTGCTCCATCTCCCGCATCAGGATCGCCATCACTTCGTCGACCTCGATGCGGGCGAGGTCCGAGGGAGAGACAAGCACTCCCGAGATCCCGCACATGCGGGCCTCCTTTCTGTTGTGTTCAGGCCGCGACCAGCTCGGCGGCCAGCCTGGCGGACGGCTTGTCCGCCCAGATCTCCTTGATGAGCCCCACGACGCGCTTGCGCTCGATCAGCGCCCGCCCCGAGATGTACTCGTAGGCGTTGATCGCACGGTCGAAGGTCGCCGTGTGGCTGTGCTCCTCGACGATCGCCAGCGCCCAGGCCATGAGCGCGGTCGAGATCGCCGGATGCGCCATCAGCCGCTGCGGATCGGCGGGCGTGTTCCACAGCCGGAACTCGACGGTGCCGTGCCCACGGTCCGAGATCCACTGACCGCCGAAGGTGCCGATCTCCTCGTTGGTGCGGTAGTCGCGGTAGGGCGAGTAGACGCAGACGCCGTTGTAGCTGCGGTGACGACCGCAGCCGCCGTCGGCGATCTGGCGCCACAGGTCGCTCTCCGAGGCGAACAGCGACATCAGCGCGGCGTTCACCTTCGCCCGCATCTCCGGGATGGGCCACACCTCGCCCCAGCGATCCCGCTGGATGAACTGCTTGGGCCATCCGACGTGGACGTGGTTGCCAGCCCCGTAGTCGCCGTCGGGCGTCCAGTCGAGCGTGGCGAGCAGGTCGGGGTACAGCGAGACGAGCTGGCGCATCTCCTGGCGATCCCGGACCGACCGGGTCGACAGGATCCGGGAGACGAACTCCGCCGCCACCGAGGAATCGTCCTGGTAGGCGAGCAGCCCGTTCGTGCGGTCGTAGGCGCAGATCGGGCAGTCACAGTGCGCCTCGTGCCGTCCCCCGTCGTGCAGCGTCAGGCCGTTCCGGTACAGCAGCCGCCTGGCCGCCGTGGTCGAACCGGCGCCTGCGTTGCGCCCGACTTCCAGCTCGAAGCCGAACTTCAGTGCCTTCATCTTCACTCCTTCCGTTGATGGTGCGCTGCCGTCCACGCGTCGGACGGCAGCGGACCATCAATGAAGGGTCACTTCGTGGCGGGGATCACCCCCGGCACGGTCGCCACTGACACCGCTGGTGCGGTCGTGGTGGTCTCACCAGGGACGGTGGTCGCGGGGACCGTCGTCACCGGTGTCGTCGTCGTGGTGGTCGCTGGGACCGTGGCGCACACGTAGGGCGCGCCGACCCGACCACGGCTGTCGCCGTTGGCGGTGAACACGGCCTTGATGTCGATCTGGCCGCAGCCCGTGTTGAAGGTCAACACGACTGGACCGACCGACCCGGCCGGGAACGTGCCTGACACATCCGAGTCGACCATCAGGCCCTGACCCGACAGGCCCTCGTGCGCCACGACCCGGATCGGGAACGCAGCGGGAGCTGGCTTGTCGAGCGTGTAGGTCACCGTCGAACCCGCCCCACCGACGGGGACGTTCAACACGACCGTCACCGTGCGCTGCACCGTGCCGAACGTGAAGGTCTTCGAGTTGGTGCATGTCACCGGCGCGGGCTTCTGGTCCTGGTTGCCGCCACAGAGCGGGAGGCCCTGCAACGGTGTGACCACCTGCGCGGTGTCCGCCTTGCTGACTGACGCAACGCCGAGAGCGGCGACCGCCGCTACTGACGCCAGGCCGACCAGCACTGAACGTGTCTTCATGGTGCTCCTTCCTCGCGACCACACCGTGTGGCCTGCGATCCCCCAGTATGACTGGAGATCAGACGACGCTGAGCAGCGCGGGGAGTCGCTTGCCCTGTCGCTGGCACTGGTCCCGGTACACCCGCCACGACGATCCGAGCGGTGTGAGCCGCGGGATGAGGTGACGATCGCTCGGGAACACGTACATCCACGCCTTCACCGTGCGATCCCGCCCTCGCAGGACCGCCACCTCCTGGCGGAGGTAGTGCTGCGGGTGGCCTTCGACCCAGTCGAAGTCCTTCGTGACCTGACCGGCGTCGATGTCGCAGGACGGCCACAGCAGCTCGCCCATGATGAAGTGGTCCGGATCGGGATCGGGCACCGCGTACGGATACGGGGCCGCCGTGCCGGGCGCTTCGAGCCCGAACAGTTGGTATCCCGTCACGATCAGGTTCTGCTCGATCCGGTCGATTCGATCGTTCCAGATCGTGGCGTTGCCGAAGCCCGTCATCAGGGAGCCGTACACGAAGAACGGCATGATGCCCTGATGGTGGGGCGCTGGTTCGAGGATCATCCAGATCCCTCCTTTCCTCTGGTGGAGCGCACGACATGAGTTCGACGTTCAGCCGTCGCTGAGCGGCCGAGCGGACGTCATCAGCATGAGCAACGGTCTGTATCGACCTGAGCGGTCGTGCGCTCCGCCACAGGAAAGTGGGTAGAGAATGGGTCATGCCAGCGCGTCGGTTCACGAAGAAGGCCAACACGCCGAAGAGGGCTCGCCAGTGGCAGCACGTCTACGACTCGGTGCGGCGCCACGGGGGATCCCGCGGCGCCGCAATCCGACAGGCGAACGGCGTCGTGAAGCGAGTCGGTCGCCGTAGTCGCTGATCAGGCCGCCGTGGCGTCCGAGGCGACGAACGTCGCGCCGTAGGTGCGATCCAGCGAGCCGAGGCGGAAGTTGCCGTACTTGCGGTTGCCGCTGGCGTCGGCGGGCGTGGTGCCCCGGTAGCAGTCGTCCGCGACGATGGAATCCGGCATCAGGGGGCCGCACTTCTCGTCCACGATGACGAGCTTCTGGCCCGGCAGGCGGGTGCAGCTCGTCGCGTCGGCTCCGAGGGCGACGATGGCCGTGCCGTCGGTGGTCTGGCCGCAGTTGGCGGGCTGGCCGATCTGGGGCCCGGCGCACGCCGCCAGGGCCGTGAACAGCAGCGCTCCCGCGCCCGTTGCGATGGTTCTCTTCCTCATGTTGCTCCTCTCTCAGGGTCCGCGTCCTTGCGGATCTGCTATTTCACCGTCCTGGATGTGAGGCCCAGATGAGCCTCACGTTCCAGTTCGATGACGATGGGCCCCTCCGGGGGCTGACGAAGGCGCGTGAAGCTGCCAGGCCGTCACTTTCGAGCGTCCAGACGGTGTGTCGATACACGTCCGAACACCCCCGGAGGGGGGTCTTGGGTCAGTCGACCTTGAAGGGCGGGTCGACCTGCACGACGAGGTTGCGCTCCCGCCAGCCCTCGAAGACGTGCTCCTTGGCCAGCGCGTCGACCAGGATGCTCCTGAGCGATACTGCGTCGTGAACGCCGCTGGAAGCGGGATGCTTGTCGATCACGATGGTGACGTCGTAGCGGTAACGCTCCGGCGTCACGACCGGCTCCTCGGCGTCGACGACGAGGATGCCCTGGATGTTGTCGCCCTTGCGAAACCGCAGCGAGGGGAAGTCGTCGGACAGTCCGATGGTGATCTTCTGGGTTCGCATCAACGGCCGTCCACGATCACGCCCGTCGGGGCGTTCGAGTCGACCTTGACCTCGGAGCGGTCGACCCGCTGCGGGACGTTCTGGTCATGGCGCACGTTGAACGTCGTGTTGAAGTTCGCAGCGAAGAACATCGAGGCCGTTGCCAGCGCGACGCAGACGAACGTCATCACGAGACCGCTGCGCCGTAGCCTGCGGCCCCTGTAGTAGCCGTTGGACCTCTCGTCGTAGCCTGCGTCGTCCATCTCCACCCAGCCGCCGACGAAGGCGCCGACCCCGATGATCGCCAGGATGACGAAGACGACCGTCAGGAAGGTGAAGATGGAGCCGAGGGCGTTGAGAGCGCCCAGGGACAGTTCTGCGAGCATGGAAGCTCCTCTCTTGGTCAGCCCCTGCGGGCGACCTTCATGCCCCACCCGAGATGGGCGAGGTCACGTACGACCACGACGCGCATGCCGTGGTCGATCCGCCGCTCGATGGTCGGCGGACGTCCGGGGGGAGGTTGCGTAGGGGCCATCAGGGCTCCTTGGTGATGAGTAGGGCCGCGCAGAACAGCAGCGCGGCGATGAGGACGAGGCCGACGGGCAGGCCGTTCACGACTTGCGGAACTTCCACCACAGCAGGAGGCGCCACGTCGTCATGCCTGCCAGCGTGGCGGTGAGCCACAGCTCGATGAAGTGCAGCGGCCCGAGCACCTTGTAGCCCATCACCCAGATGAGGATGAAGAACTGGAAGTCCGAGATGAGCCTCTTGCGGAGGCGAGCGAGTTCCTTGGCGTGGTCCCTCTCGAAGAGGCGCTGCTTGGCGTGGCGGTCCTTGTCGCTCAGTTGCATTTCGCCGCCAGTTCCCGCACCAGCTCGATGATCTTGAAGTGCGTCTCCTGCCACGGGGCGTGCGTCATGGCGAGCAGTTGCTCGACCTGCCTCACCGGGTCAGGGGTGATGTCGGAGATCTGCCCGACGATCACCGTGGCGCGACGATCGGGCGCGAAGGTCGCCTCGATCCTGGCCTCCAGGTTCTTGCGCGTGATGGCGATGGTCTTGCCGGACTCATCCCAGGCGACGGTGATGGTGCATTCCTTGCGTCGGGTCATCAGTTCGATCCCTCCCACAGCTTGACGGGTGCGTCGCCGGTGGTGATGTTGTAGCGCTCACGTAGCGCGGCGGCGATCTGGGCGAACGACCAACCGAGGTCGTCGTTCGCCTTGATCATGTCAGCGAAGCCGTCGGGCGTCGACAGGACCACGCCGGTGTTCGAGTCGAAGTCGTACCAGGCGGCCACCGAGTCGGGCAGGGCCCATCCCTCCTCGTGGCCGGTCTCGGTGTCGCGGTAGACGATGAGGTGGGGCTCGTCGATGCGGATGACGTTGGAAGCGTGGTGGGCGATCGCTACCTCGCAGGCGACGCCCAGGCAGCAGTACTCGACGTG